ATTTCCGCGTCCTCCTCCAATGCCCTGATGTAGGCATTGGCCTCGTCAAGCGCGTCCTGCCGCATGTCAGCGACGCACTTCCAATGCCGGTGCTGCTGGCCTTCTTGCAGCACCTCAAGACTGAGCGCCGACTCGGTCTCCTGCAGCTCGGCAATGTAGCTCAGAGCCTCGTCAAGCGACGTGATTTCCGGGCACCGGCCCTCATCAAGTTCGGTGACGCTCATTTCATGCCGTCCTTTTCCAGCCGCTCGGCATACATCAGCGCTTCGGCGGGCGAGCACCCGGCCACGGCCTCGATAATGGCCGGTGACGCCGCCACCAGGCCCAGCCGGGCAGCGGCTTTGATGCTGCTGTATTCGCAGCGCACGGCGTGGGGCTTGTCTTGGGCAAGCAGCGGCGCTGGGCGCATTTCCGGGGCGGTGCGCAGGACTGGCGCGGTCTGATACGGGATGGCTGGCTGCATCGGCCCGGCATAGGCGGCGGTGGCGGACAAGATGGCAAGGAAGATCAGGGGTTTCAGTTTGGTTTTCATAATTTAGTGCGGTTGGTTGTAAAAATATCAGGCCACACATAGCGGTGCGGCCACTACCCCGGCCAGCACCTTGCGCCGCGCTTTTGATGCCCGGACTATTTGCTCCGGGCTACTGGCTTGCAGGATGGTTTCGTAAGCCGCGATAGCGTCCACCAGTTCGGCGATTGCCGGGCCGTCAAGCCCCCCACACGCCCAGCTTGCGCCGCCGATCAAGGCATCGGCGCATTGCGTTGTTGCCTGCAACCAGGGCGGCCAGCAGAGGGTTGGTTTCAGTGCGGTCTCCCGCGATAGCGACGGCGCGCAAGCTGGCCTCGCCGAACGCATTGACCAGCGTGTCGTACTCTTTTGGGCTATCCGGCTTGACCTGTCCGTTTTTGAGTGAGCCGAACGCCGCCTCCACCTTGATCATCATTTTTGTGGCCGCCGTCTGGGTGCCCTCTGCGACAAACGCACCAGGCGGCAGCTCTGAGGTGTAGGGCTGGCAGCGCTGTATTGCATTCAGCCATTCAACCGTGTTGTACCCGGTTTCAATTCCGGCGGCGGCGGCGCGGCGGCGCTTGCGCTCGTATTGCGACAGCTTGCGGCTCATTTGACGCCCTCCCGAGCCAGGCGTGCGGCGCGCGCCTCGGCTTCGGCGCGGCTGCACCCGGCCGCAGCTTGCAGCGCCTCGGGCGTGGGCATCAGCACGCCCATGAGCACGCCCGCGCGGATGCGCTCGTAAGACCAGCACGGCTCTGCGCTGATCGTCCACGGCGTCAACGATTTTTGATAGTCAGGCTCAATTCGGCGTTGATGCACATTGCTTAGTTCAACGCCTGAAATCTGAGAGCGAAACCACTGTTGCACTATCACCATTCATCTGTCGCACTGTTTGTATATGCGCTTTGGGTGCTCGCAAGGTGGCCAACTCCACCACTTCCGCTGGCGTAGCAAAGTAGTTATCACGCAAACCACAGAGCTTTTCCACGTCGCGCGCTGACAAGCCCAAATGGCGGCGCATTCCTTCAGCCGGAAAAATGCCGGCACCGATGAGAAGTTCGACCGTACGGCGCAACAGGCGTGGCTTTTCGGATTCCCATTTGTCATCGCCTGGCTCAGCCTTGGAGCCCCAACGTGCAGAACGGCGCCTGAAGAGAGAAAACTGTTCGTCGTCACTCAATAAACCAAGGGCATGTAGGCGCATCATCATGGCGGCTACTGATGTCCCCCAGCGCTGCTTGAGGATGAGTAGATTATCTAAACTAGCGGGAACACGCACTTCGTTGGCAAAGGTTTCTGCGGGTAAAAGCAGAGCACCGGCAAAGCCGTGGGCTTGCTTTTCCATTAGTTTGTAGCGGTCTCTTTCATCTGAACGAGGTATGTGCTTGTGCAGTACGAGATGGCCGATTTCATGGGCCAAGTCAAAGCGGCTGCGGAAAGCGTTGGCCTTGTCGGAAGACAATAAAACGATGGGGTGACCCAGCAGTTTGCTCCAGCTGGAAAGCCCCTCAATGGCGGAAATTTCAGTTGCCTCACGCACGACGATGATACCGGCACTTTCAGCAGCAAGGACCAAGTCCTGAATGGGAGTGCGGCCCAGTTGCCAGAACTTACGGCATTCCTCTGCAGCGTCTTCAATGTCGGCCTCGCTGATTTCTTCGGGGTTTCGGAAGTCACGCTCGGGCAAGTTGAGCTCGGGATAGTCCACATGCTCGCCGAATTGGACTGCAATCTCTTGTACCAACTTGGAGCGTGCTTCGAGCTTGGTCCTTGCCGCCTTAAGGGCTGCGGCGTTACTGCGATACAGTGGTGGTGTGATCGATGGAAGCATGGGACGAGTCAACCATTCGGCCTCTACGTTGAGCGTGGAGGCAATGCGTTCAAAAGTCTCCGACTCGGGAAACTGATCACCCTTGCACCACTTGGTCACGCTAGAGGCAGAGACACCAATAAGACTTGCTAACTGACCTTTGGTAAGGCCATGAGCGGCAAGCGCCTGTTCAAGGCGTTCTGGTTGAAGGTCGTTGATTCCTCTAGTCATTTTCGTGTTTTGTCTTGGCTTGCTCTTTGAGCATTGTCCAAGCACCGTCGGTCTGGGTGATGATGGGTTGGTCATAGAGCTTCAAAAATTCTGAGACTGACTTAATGTAAAGCGAGCCATCAAGATCAGGATGAGGCACACAGATGTAAATTTGTGTAACTTTAGATTGGCCGTTGGCGTCGCATCCATCCAACATGGCAATAAAAAAAGCGGTGGCAATTGTCACCTCAGTTGGGGGCTTGAAAAAGTCAGAAATCACATGCTGGTCCATGAGGTTTCTGTTTAGTTTCGCCAGCAGTTCACGTTGCTTGCCCAAGTTCTTCTTCCACTTGTGGGTGGACATCTTGAGAAAGGCAAGTTTGACGATACCCGACTGGGCTTCAACGATTCTGTTACTGCGCAATGAAGATGGCGGCATTGATGACCGCCAGCGTGTCGTCGTATTCGGCCAGCGCTGTCGCGCCCAGCTTGTCAATCGCCCCGGTAACGCTGGTGTGGCCGTCGGCCAGCTCGGCGCGGTCTTCTTCAATCAACACTTGGCCAGGCGCAGGGCGGCCAGCAGCTCGGCATTCCGCGCCTTGAGTCTGTCGCGCTCTATCATCAGCCCGGAGATGGTCTGATATTTGACTGGCACACGCTGGCGCGTCGGGCCGGTGCCAGAGTTCAGGTGCTGGTGCGGTTTCGAGTTAAGCGTCAGCGCATCACCGGCAAAATTTGCAGCGGCTCTGGCTACCTTGCGCTTTTCGATCATTCGATGCATTTCATCGACTGTCTTGCGCACCTCGAAATTGAACTTGAAAAGCTCCTCTTCGAGCCGGGTAATATAGGCTTCGTCGCGCTCGACTTTGATCCAGTGCAGCCTCAGCTCGGGCGGAAACCTCGGGTTGTAGCTGCAGAAGTGCCAGCTACTTCGCCCTGTGACGTGCATACACCCCTGCACCTGCGGAACGTAAACCGCTGGCGGCTTGGTGGTCAGGCTCAGGTATTCGAGGTGCGTCGCCTCTTTTGGGCACTTCGCCTCAAGCCCGGAATCCAGGCCGATCAGCGCGTCCGGCGAACACCCGACAAGCTGCCCGTCCAGCTTTACGAAACTGACCTGCTGCAGCAGTAGGCCGGTTTCCAGCTCGAACTCGTGGCGCGCCTCCGGTTCGCGCTCGATACCGATTCGCATGTCAAAGCTTGGCGGCATTGGTTCCGATGGCTGTCCAGTGAAAAGCTCCAGCGCCAGCTTGATGCGGTAATCTCGGCGCGTGGCCGCTTCACCGCCGCCCACGCCTTTTGCCATCACCGCACCGAAGTTGCTGGCCGTGGCGCAGCCCAGGCGCAAGGCGCGCCAAGCCTCGTCCTGCTGGCCGCCTTGGTAGACGGTTCTCACGATGCGGCCCCGGTGGCTTTGGCGACGATTCCGCCGTACGCCCCACGCCTCCACGGGCCTTTGGTGTGTCCGGCGCTCACTGCGCACCGCCTTGCAGCACAACCAGCCGCTCATCAAACTTGCCTTCAAGCAGCTTTTTCGAGCCCGCGTCGGTGATCACGTCAATCCAATCGGCTGCCACATAGAGCGCGTCCTCAGTCTTCGCGCCGCACAACATGGCCATCACGTCATCGAAAGTCTTGGCGGACTGAATCACGCCGTCGGCGTCGGGTTGACCGGCGGGCGCAGCTTGCGGCTTTGCTTGTGGCGCGGCGGCTGGCGCGTCCACGGTGCGAGCCTTGTCGGCGTCAATCGCCTTTTGCTTCAGTGCCGCGTGATGACCGGCCAGCAACTTGCGGTTGTTCTTTTTCTCTGGCGAGTCGCCCATGAAAAACTCGCCGTAGGCGGCAACACCCAGCGCGGCGGCAGCCTCTGCTTTTTTGATCAAGTCTTGTGGGGCTTCTGGCTGGACAATCTGAGCTTCGCCCATATTTTTTGAAGCCAGCGCGGGCGCTTCAGCGATTCGATCAGCCTCATCCTGATCAAAAATTCCCCCGAAGCCAAAAGCCATCCGGGCGCACTGAATCATGGCCTTGTGACGCGAAAACCGTTTTGGATGGCTTTGCCACGGCCCATTCACCGTGTAACCCTTGTCCGACTTGAAGGGCGCGCGATACACCTCATCCAGGTATTCCCGGATGACGGTCGGGCGGCCTCTATCCTTCCGGTAGATAACGCACTCAGTCCATGCGGGCGCTGCAGATGCGGCGCCGTCCATCAAGACCATTTCATCCGAAAAATTGAAGTTCATTCCATCGAATGCTGGGTTGCTATTGATGATGCGCGCCCAGCCGTCAATGCTGACCACGGGGATGATCCCGTTTTTTTTGTCGGGGAAGGCGTAGATTTCCTTGGTCCACGGATTGAGCCCGTACTGACTTGAGACGATCAGTAGCGCACTCAGCTGGGCATCGGATACCTCCCCTTTGAATGCTGTGGCCTTAAGGACCTGATAAAGCTCTCCGCTTTTTGGCAGGTCGAAGCGCGAGGCTAGCTCGTCGATCTGGACCGTGATTAAGTTGCTCATGGTGTTTTCCTCTTACAAAACGGTGATTTCAGCGGCGCGCTCGATAAGCCAGCCACGGGCTTCGCGCAAGGTCACGCCGAACGTCTCGGCGACGGCTTGCACAAGCTGTTGAGCGCTTGGGGCTGCAGCCTCTGGCAGGGCTTCGCTTTTAACGGGCTCCGCCTCGACTTCGGGCGATGGCGCTGGTGCTGGCACCTCAATGACCTGCACGACCTCGACAATCGGCGCGGCCAGTGCGGCCTTTTGCGCTTCGATTTCCGCCTGTTGTGCAGCCAGCGCAGCGGCTTGAGCTTCTTGCTCGGCGCGCTGGCGGGCTAGTTCTTCTTGCTGGCGCTTCAGTTCCAGCGCCTGCTTTTCGGCCTCGACTTTGGCTTCGTGCATTTGTTGGAGCGCGGCGACGGCTTCGTTATAAGCAGCTTCAGCCTCCTCCTGAAATTCCCCGAAGGACTCAGCCAGGCGCGCTGGCATGCCGTCGATCAGCACCTGTAGGCGCTCGGACGTGCGGCACATTGCAGCGGTGGCGCGCACGTCTTTGATTTCTTGAATGCGGGCGCGGTGCCCGGCAATGCGCTGGCGCTCGGCTTCCAACTCGGCCTCGCGGATGTCGGCAAGGCGCTTCTCTTCCGCCTCAATTGGCGCGGCGTAGGCCAGTTCCAGCGGCGTGGCGATAGCCTGGATGCGCGCGGCCTCAGAGTCAACGAGTCGGCCATAGGCCAGCGATTCGGCCTTTTCTTCTTTGCGGGCCTTTTCAAGGCTGGTGCGGAATTTCACCAGCTCTTTGCGGCCCTCTTTGGCTTGCGCCAGCGCGGCAGGGTCACCTTTGACGACAGGCGGCGCGGCGAGGACATGGCCGTGCTTTTCGAGCATCAGGGCAATGCCCTGCTCGATGGGGTTGTAAATCTTGACGGCGCTCAGTTTTGGCGCGTCGAAAACTTCTTGGTTCATGCAATCTCCTTGTGGTTGACGGGTAAAAAATCAAAGAAGCCGACGCGTCAGGTCGGCTTTTGTGATTCCTCGGGGCGAAAAAAGCCGCTGGCGAGGCGGCTGTTGGTGGAATTAATCAATTTTCTCGGATGCCCCGCTGTGCAGGGCTATCGTTTTGCCGAATCCTCCTTTTTTCGGCTGGAATTTGTCTCACCCAGACCCGCCGGGCTGCGTTCATTTTTCAAGCCACCGCCCAGACAAGCGCCAAGGCGACCCAGTAGCACGCCATGACAAGCCAGACGGCCAGCAGTGCGGCTGCTCTCATTGCACTGCCCAGATCACGGACAGTGCAGCCATTGCCGCCATCACGCCAGCAAAAGCGACAAACGCCAGCAATTTCACACGACCCCCCCCCATGCAATGGCGGCGGCGGCCGTCGCCAGGATGGCGGCCATGATCAGCAAGACGATGCTGGCGGCGTTCATGCCGCACCGCCTTTCGTGGGCGCGAACTCCCAGCTCGCCACCTCATATTTAGTGAGTGGGCGAGACTCATTGATGCCCGGCTGACCGATGCGCAATAGGCCGTTCTCATCGCGCCAGCCGCGCACCGGCCAGAGCGGCATGGCTGCAAGATATATGGTGACGGCGCTCATGCTGGTACCTGCGACATTTGCAGCTCAAGTTTCCATGCGCGCTGCTGGTGGTACTCATGGGCGCGACGGGCCTTGTGGACGTTTGCCCGCAAGTCGGCGGAAATCAGATCAGCCTCGTCGCACTCGCGGCGAATCGGGCAGGATTCGATTTTGTTGTCAGCCAGGATGCAGGCTTCGCGCTTGCAGAGCTTAGTTTCTTGCGCCAGCACCTGCTGTTTTGCAAAAGCCGCCACGACCTCGACAATTTGCAGGTAAGTCAACTGCAGGCCATCGCTCAGCGCCCCGACGAACGCGGAAACTTCCGCTTCACCCTGCTGCAATTCTTTTAAGTCCATGACAATTCCTTTTCTTTAATTGTTTGCATCGAAGAAGCGCACTACCAACACCTCGCCCCATCCACTAGGGCCGGGACGGCTGCAGCCGGTGGTGCGCTTCTCGGATGCCCCGCTGTGCAGGGCTATCGTTTTGCCGAATCCTCCTTTTTTCGGCTGGAATTTGTCTCGCCCCATTCGGCGACTGTCTTTTTTGCTCCACTGGGTACAGCACCCAGCGCGTTTTATGTGCTCAAGCGTTTTGAAAGCTTGTGCGGCCTGTTTATCGTTGCTCATCGTTTTCTGGCCTGGCTACCGAAAATCCCCGAGACGCATCCGCTTCACGCCGGTTCACCCGGCACCTACGTTGATTCCGTTCGCGCCCTTGCGGGCGGCAGTTTGGGAGGGTGCCTCTCGGCATATCTCCAGCGCCTGCAGCGCTGAACTTTTCGGCAACCCGCTCGATGGTTTGCTGCCCTTGCCGATTTGTTTTTCGGCATGGATAAATTATAGAATACTTTTAATTGTCGTAAAGGTTTTCTTTTAAATTTCCGCAAAAATTTACAAAATTTCTTGCCGGGCGGGCGACGGGCGTAAAAAAACCGCCTCAAGGGCGGTTTGTTGGTGTGCGCGGGGCTGGTTAGGCGGGCGCAGAGTTGAATGTGGGCGGCCTGTAGGTCAGCGCCCTCCACATCCGCAAGTGCCAGGGGCCGCCGCAATGCCTTTGGATTTCCCGCTCGGCGGCGGCGCGGTATTCGTCCAGCCTGCGCGCCAGTTCTGCGCGAAGCGGCGCTTCCAGCAGCTCGCGCAGCGGCGGGTCAAGCGCAAGGTACGCCTCTCCCCCGTCGGCCAGCGCCTCGCACCGCTGGACTGAGCGCGGGGGCATTTGCGGGATGCCCACCAGCACCATGCCGTTGCCGATTGCGCAGCGCGGCTCGTCGCCTGGGCTGTGGGACAGCGTGTAGCCGTCGCCCAGATCGACCTCCTGGGTGACCACGGTGTAGAGGGTGACGACTTTCATGCCGCGCTCCTGACCTGCCAGCCGCGCCCCGATGCCTTGGCTGCGATCACGCCCTCCTTGTCCATCTGCGCCAGGTACTTGGCGGCCGTGTCCTGGTTGCACCCGGCAAACTGCCGCACCTTAGCGAGCGACGGCGCGCACTTGCCGCTCGCTACGGCAGCCTTCAGGCGGGTGTATCTGCCCGCCACGTCGCCGACTACACCCGTATCGGCCCGAGCGCCAGCGGGTGCAGGTGCTTTGCGGGTGCGGGGTGCAGGTGCCTTTTTAGCCAGATCACCCCGCACCTGCCGAACCTGTTCGGGTGTGGACGTGTCAACCCGTTCGGGTGCGACGGGTGCAGTGGCGGGTGCATCTGCTGGCGTCAGGCGGGGCGCTGCGGGTGCGGGTGCAGCAGGTGCAGCGCGCTCGACGGGTGCAGGCTCTGCGGCTTTTGCCGATGGCGCAATGGCCGCCGCTGCAGTCGCGCCTACACCCAGCGCTTTGAGCAGCGAGCCGGGAATGCCGTAACTCACCACGGGTGCAGGCGCGGGTGTGACTGGCGCTTGCGCGGGTGCAGCCTTTGCCACGGGTGCGGCCACTGGTGCAGGTGCAGGTGCAGGCTCACGAGCGGGCAGGGGAGTGGGCACGCGTTTGGCCGCCGACATTTCCAGCAGGCCACGCACCGCCAGGCCGGACAGACCCAGCATGATGAGGCTCACGAAGCTGATCAGCATCGACTCGGTGGCCGCTTTGTAGGGTGCAAGCCACCCCCAGGTGCGCACCTCAGTCGTGCCTGTGCCCTGCGGCATGGCGGCGAGCTGTTCGGCCATTGCTGCAGCTTTTGCCTCAAGCCGGGCAGCCTCAGCTTGCGACTCAGCACCTTTGCTAATCATCTTGTTATTCATTTGCCGCGCAGACGTGGCGCGCATTGCGGCGGCCTGCTCCTGCAACCCCTTGATGGCGGCACGCTGGTCGGCCAGCCGGGTGACTGCCGTCGTCTGCGCCGTGGCCGCGCTATCCATGACGCCGAACCGCGCCTGATAAATCGCAGCGCCGTCGAACGCCCAAATGGCGATAGCCAAAATCCGAAGCTGCCAGCGGCGGAATTTGAAAACGCGGTCGGGCAGCAGGGCGATCATAAAAAAGGCCGCGACGTGAGCCGACAGCAGCACGTCAATGCTCAGGCGGCGCACAAATGCCGTGTCGGCATCAAGGCCCAGTACGACCAGGTTGCTGACCGCATAGGAGCGCGTCAGGTAGAGCGCCGCGCCTGCGATAGGCAGCGACAGGAGCAGGGCAACGCGCAGCACCCATGCCGGGATTTTGTCGATCATGCCGCACCTCCGATCAGCGAGATCAGCGCGCCCAGCGCGCCCGCGCCCGCAAACGTCCAGCCGAATCCGTCGTTGCCGGGAATATCGTCGCACAGCAGGGTGATGCCCGCGATCAGGGCCAGGCCGGAAATCAGTAGGGGCGCGCTCATGCTGCACCGCCTTCCTGCGCCTTGATGGCTCGCGCAAGACCAGGGTGATTGCTGACGTATTCGACCGCCGCGCGGTAGTCATCGCCATGAGGCCCGACCCCGTGATCGTGGTCAATTCGCGATAGCAGCTCTTGCGTGCTGATACCGCGCTGGCATCCCACCCACCAGCGCAGGCCGTGCTGCTTGCTGTGTACCGCCGTACACATGGCGCCTCGCGATCCGACTGGCCCCACCGTCATGTGCCAGTCTCCATGATTGATGCTCACGTCGTTGCCAATGCTTGCGCCTTCGGCAATGCTTGCGTCGTTGCCAATGCTTGCGCCGTCGCCGATGCTTGCGCCGTCGCCGATGCTTGCGCCGTCGCCAATGCTTGCGCGGTAGCCGATGCTTGCGCGTGGGCCGACGCTTGCGCGGTAGCCGATGCTTGCGCCTTCGGCAATGCTTGCGCCGTTGCCGATGCTTGCGCCGTCGCCGATGCTTGCGCCGTTGCCAATGCTTGCGCGCGGGCCGACCACCGCACCAGCCGCGATCATGACGCTTGCGTCAATCACTGCATCAATGGCGACGATGCCACCCTCGGACCCGTCGGCGTTGATCCAGCGCCGAGCCTTTGCTTCAAGCCATCCAAAAAATGCGAAATCAAATGTGCTCATGCTGCACCACCCTTCATGGCGATAGCCGCACCGCCGCAGATCAGCGCGCCGACCAGGAGCATGGCCGCGCCGACGGGCTGATCGTCGTGGTCGCACTGCATTTGCCAGCCCCAGCTGACGATGGTGGCGCCAGCCGCAAGGATCAGGATCATCATGCAGCACCCCCATTGCGCGCATCGGCGCAAGCCTGGTTAAGTCGGGAGGCTGCGCGGTTTGCGCTGTTTGCGGCCTGCTGCACGTCGCCGCCGCTGTTCAGGAAAAACAGGGCGGTGATCAGCGCGGACTGGACTGATTGCCTGAAAAGTGGGGAGAGGGGAACGCCAGGCTTGGTGCCAAGCGTGAGTGTGCCCGTGGGCAGGGGAGAGGTCATGGATGCTCCTGGTTGAGACTTAAACCATCCGTTCACATTTTCGGGTGAACGGATGGACGTGTGGGGTCGAAAATCACGGAACCAGCCGCGCCCCTCAGTCTTGCAACTGAGAAGTCCCACACGTCCAAAACATCGACGCAGAAAGCGCCTGAATTCTTGACGGAAGACGCATTTTTGGTAATGCAAAACCTCTGGTTCTCGGCGTTTTCGACTCACCTGCCAGCAATTGTACGGCTTAAATGCCGTGCCGGTCAGTGCTGCGGAGTGATTAGATGTGCAATGTCGGGAGCCACGCCGTCAGCCGCCGCCGGATCATCGGCCAAGTTTTGCAGCAGCAAGCCGATTGTCCGGCGCTTGATTGGACTCAGCGGCTCAAGCAATCGGGCCAGGGCGCGAACTATGTCGCTCGGGGTCACGCTTGACATGGCATCAGGCACGGGCGGGGAGTCGGGGCCAACGAACATTTCACCGACGCCATCGGCAAGCCAGCGCGCATCAACGCGGCAAACCGTCGCGATAGCCACGGTCAAAGCGGACCCGCTTGCACGATGTTCGGCCTCAACAATATTGCCTTGGGTGCAGCCAACTGCGGCGGCGAGCTGGTGCTGGGTCAGCTTCGCGGCTTTGCGCGCCCGCAGCACGCGCACGCCGAATTCAGTGCGTTTTGTCTTATTCATTCGGGGATGATGCCCAAAAAAAATAACAGGATTTAGCTCCATGAGTACAAGGATTCTTTTATAATTTGCGAATGAAATTAAAACAACCAGACTGGCCGACGCTCATTGCCGACCTGCAAGCAAGGGGCTTAAGTGAAGCAAAAATCGGTGCACACATTGGATGTTCGCAAATGAACATCAACCTGCTCCGGCGTGGTGTCACGACAGACCCGCGATACATGCTTGGAATGCGGCTTTTGGCGCTGCACAAGCACGTGTGCAGGCGGGCGGGTTTTGGCGTGCTGAAAGGCATCCCGTCATCATGCCCCGCGCAAGTCCCGGAAAGCGCTGATCTGACAGACGGTAACGCCTGTATCGACGATGCGGGTACATGCAACAGGGTAGCCACAGAGGCGGCGGCATGAGCAAGACCCTGACCCCGACGGAAAAGGCCCGACGCGAGATTGAGCGGCGCGTCAAAAACCTCGGGCGCGTGAACACTAACCCGAATTTCAATGTGCCCTTGCAGCCGCGCCGTGACCCGAACGACCGGCATTTTGTGACGGGTGCTTTCGGCAGCAAATAAGCGACGTGGGCGCGCTTTTCTTCGCCCGCAAAAAAGAAGCCCGGCAACGGCTGGAACCGTTCCGGGCAAATATTCAAAAAGTGAGCCTCCATTATGAACCTGCTTATCAAAATCATCAAGTCGCTTTTTGCGCGGCCAGCGCCGCAAGAGCCTGTTGGCTACACGGCCTTGCGCCTGGTTGCCAGCGACCGCGCCGCCCGGCGTGAAGGCGATGCAGCATGAAACCACGCACCCCATACATCCGCCCACCGGCCGAGCCGCTGCGAGGCTCGCCCAACGTGCGCTTCGGCCCAGTTGGCCGCCGCGACCTGTCGCCCGAAAAAATGGCCGATCTGGCCCCGGAGGCAATCCGGGTCAGCGCTCGCTACCGCCGCCTGTTGTCCGTCGAGCGCATGGCGCATGACGCGCGCGAACTGCGGGAGCTGCACGGCAGTTACCGCGCAATGGCCGTGGCCAACGGCGTGCCCGCCGACGATCCGGCGCTGGCTGGGTGCATTGGGAATCTTGGCGAGGTGAGGTCGTGAGCATCATTCGCGGGCCGCGTCCCGACTCCAATTTCTACATCCTGGACAAGAAAATCAGCGAGGACAAGCGCCTGTCGTGGGCTGGCCGTGGCCTGCTGATTTATTTGCTGGGCAAGCCGAATCACTGGCAGGTCAGCGTTCAGGCACTGATCAACGAAACCAAGGCCAGCCCGAAGCCCACGGGCCGGGATGCCACATGGAGCCTGCTGCGCGAGTTGATCGAGGCCGGCTACTGCACGCGCACCCAGGCACGAAAAGCAGACGGCACGCTGGGGGAAATGGACTACATGATTTCCGAGGACTCCAGTCTTCACCCGCTCACGGCCGAACCGTGCACGGCCGAACCGCTCACGGCCGAACCGTGCACGGCAAATCCGACACAAGTAAGTATTGACCTGAAGCAAGGATTGAAAAATACAGAGCAAGGATTGAAGAAGAGCGCTGACGCGCCAGCACCACGCACCGCGAAGGCTGGTCTTGAAATGCCTGATGGCGTGGACCCCCAAGTCTGGGCCGATTTCCTAACGATGCGAAAAGCCAAGCGCGCAACCCTGACAGCGACCGCACTTGCGGGCATTGAGCGCGAAGCCGTCAAAGCTGGCGTGAGCCTGACCACAGCCATTGCGGCCTGCTGCGAATACGGCTGGCAGGGTTTTAATGCGACTTGGTACACGGAGCGCCAAGCGCTGGCAACACAGGCATATGGCGCACCCGCTGCGCAACGCCCGCAGCCTTCCCGCTACCAGCCCGCGCCTCCGCGCTACGCCGCCGCCGGTGCTGCGATTTTCGGAAACCAGCTCCAGAACTTTGACGACGGGAGAACCATCGATGCTTAATAAAATTTCCACGCTGATCAGCCCGGCCAGATTCGCGCCCAGCCGCATTGCCGCCGTCGGCATGCCTTCGGTGCTTGAGAGCGTTGACCATGCTGTTGCTGTGGCCAGCGCCGCCGTGGTCCGCGCTGAGGCCGAAGTGAAGCAGTTTTCCGAGAAGACGGCAGACGAGCGCAAAGCCGAATCCGCTCAGAACGCCGAATCTGTCTTCATGGCGTTTCACGGTTTTTATGGCAGCATGTTTGCGTCCAAATTTGCCATTGGGCAGCTTGAGGGTGGCATGGACCTGGGCGTCCTGAATGCAAAGCGCACCTGGGCGTGGGGCTTGCGGGCATTTTCCAATCAGACGGTGAAGCGGGCGCTCGACAGCATCCTGAGCGACCCCGCTTCAAAGTTCAAGGGCCAAATCCCGCACTTGGGCGAATTTTGCGCGCTGTGCCGTGAATTTGCCCCGGTGGCAACGTGCAAGCCCGACACGCTGGCGCTCACAACGCGCCCAGACCCCAAGGCCCGCGCTGACCGCGCCGAGAAAAACCGCGCAATGGTGGCGCGCTACCGCTACAAGCCAGAGGCCGAAGTCGAGGCCGCACCCGCGCCGGGGCTGGACGCGCTGAAGCAGGTTGTTGCGCAGGCCGTGGGGCTGGCCGGTGGCGATGAGGCTGCAGAGCTGCGCCGGTTGGATTTGATGCTGGCACCACGGGGAGCCGCAGCATGACCGCGAAAGACGCCCATGCCCTGCTCGACGCAGTGCGTGACGGCGAGGACGCGCCGCTGTTTGAAATTAACCGCGCGCTGGCCCTGACCGGCGACAAGACAATGACCAAAACCAAAACCAAAATTGAGCTGACCTGTGAAGCCGTGTCAAAAATCGGCTCCAAGGCGACAGTGGCGCAAGTCGCTGAAGTCTTGGGCTTGCCGCTGCAAACAACCCGCGACCGGCTGAAAAACGCCAGAACGTGCGGCTGGCTGCAGTCGGACGGCGGGTATTTGCAGAGCTACGCGCTGAGTGCCACGTACCTCGCGCTCGAAAAGACCAGGGCGCGCATTGACGAAATCCGCAAGACCGGCGAGCTGGTGGCATTTGAAACAAATCCAGAGCGCGCCGCTGCCGTGATTGAGGCATTGGGTGTGGCGGGCGGATGGGAAGTGCAGCAGGCGCTTGAAACGGGTGCTAGCAACGCTTCGCAGTTTGTCGCGGTGGCGCTGTCGCGGGGCTGGATTGCGCGCTCAACTGATGGCGGCATCCGCAAATACGCGGCAACCCCGGCGTGGCGGGATCACGTCGCTGGCGTGCAAGAGTCGCGCGCCGAGGCTGCCAGCGACCCAGCGGAAAGGCTGGAAGTCGAGTACGTCGGCATGCCGAAAATGCGCGGCCCGCTGGCCAAGACCGTGTGGCGCGCATGTTTTGCGGTGGCCGCATGAAGCCGCGCATCTACAAGCACCTGAACCTGTGGCACTGCCGAACGCTGTACGGCGGCTGGACCGGTCTGGGCTATACGCCTGCCAGCGCTTACGCGGACTGGATCAGGATCAATGCCGCACCGGCAAAGGTGGCGGCATGACCGACTGCCTGCAAACCCTGCGGTTGGTGATGACCAGCCCCGAAGAGCTGCGCCGCGCACAGATCGACCTTGCCGCGCGCTGGTCACTGGAGCTGGCCCGGCCCGTGAAAGCGCCAAAAGAGCACGTGGGCGGGCTTGCCGGGAAAAGTCGAGGTGACCGCGTGATTGAGCTTGCCCTGCCATTTCCGCCCAGCACGAACACGTATTACCGCAACGTGGGCGGCAAGATGCTGATAAGCGCCGCCGGGCGCGCATACCGCGCCGCCGTGGCTGACCAGGTGCTAATCCAGCGCGGCGCAAAAAACCTTTCCGGGCGGCTGGCCGTGGAAATCGTGGCTCACGTCCCGGACAAGCGCCGCCGCGACCTCGACAACATGCTCAAAAGCGCGCTCGACAGCCTGACGCACGCTGGCGTGTGGCTTGACGATAGCCAGATTGACGAGCTGGCCATCAAGCGCGGGGCGGTGGGCGGCATGCTCAAGGTGCGGGTGATGGAGGTGCTGGCGTGAACACCAAGCCCACAGCAGCAGAGCGCACGCACCTGGGCCGCGTCAAGCTGCTGCCCTGCAGCGTGTGCGACCAGCCTGGCCCGAGCGAAGCGCACCACATCGACCAGCGCCAGGCTTACACCTGCATTGCGCTGTGCGAGAGCTGCCATCGGGGTGCCCTGATGGGGCTGCACGGCCAGCGCCGCGCATGGCTGGTGCGCAAAATGGATGAATTGGCCGCGCTGAATGCGACCGTGCGGCGACTGATGGAGGCCGCATGAAACCCCGCCTCATCAAAATCTCGGGCCTGTGGCATTGCTGCTTGCCGGACGAGTGGCGTGACCCTGGATTTATCCAGTTCTGCGGACTGGGCTACACGCCGGGCGAGGCGTATCGGGATTGGGTCAATTGGAATTACGCGCCATGAAAGTCTATAGCGCCACACAAACCGGGCGCGACGGCCTGCTCTACAGCGTGCGCTACCTGCTCGAACCCGGCGAGCTGGCCGGACTGCAGGCCGCCGGGATTGTGCCTGCCGATGCCGATGAGGTCGTGGGCATGCAAGGCGCGGCGGATGGGCTGGTGGCGATGCTTGAGCGGGATTTTTGGGGGGCGGTGGTGCAGTAGGTGAGCCGCCAAGCATTCCTTGACAGCTCAAATTTCCGTTAAAAATCCATTGCAAGATTGATTAAAGCATGGCATAATTCAATCATCAACAACGCAATGGAGAAAAAATGACACAAGCATTCAAAGTTCAAGTCGCAGCAGCGCCAGCCAAGCGCGCTGCCTGGACCCTGCCCGTCGGCTGGGTGACAGAATGAAGCCAGACGCCCGCAAAGACAACGGCGGCGCACGAAAAGGCGCTGGCCGCAAGCCCAACACCGTGCCCACAAAAGCGGGCGAGGTCAGGCTGACGGCTGTGCAATGGGCCGAATTCCGCCGTCAAGACGGCTCGCCCTGGCTCCAAGGCATCCTGAACCTGCTGCGCACCGACCAGCCCGAAACGTTAACAATGCTGCTGATCGACGACCTGACGAAAAAACACGGGTCGGAGTTTTTGGCGGGGTTGGCCAGGAAGATCAATGAGAGGGTCGCGCATGAGCTGGGTAATCAAAAATAAGCACACTGGCAAGGTAATGCTTGAGATTTTCAGCAAAGAGCTGCTGGCGCGGCTGAATACCGAAAAGTACGAGGCCGTGCCAATTTTGGAACATTTGCAGGGCTTGAATCATGAAAAAGACAATCTTTTGCCGTGAGCCGCTGCAGGCCCACAAAGCCCTGACCGCCGTGCTGTGGCCGCTGGTCAAGAGCTGGCTGCTGTGCGGCGGCGGCGCGCTGGTGGTGACGGTCAAGCCCGAAACCCGAAGCCTTGAGCAGAACGCCCGCTTGTGGGCCATGCTGACCGATATTGCCGACCAGGTCATTTGGCATGGCCGCAAGCTGTCGCCGGAAGAATGGAAGCACGTTTTCACGGCGGCGCTGAAAAGGCAAGACGTGGTGCCCGGCCTTGACGGCGGATTTGTTGTGCTGGGCTTATCCACCAGCAAAATGACCCGGCGCGAAATGGGCGACCTGCAGACGCTAATGGAGGCGTTTGGCTCAGAGCGCGGGGTAATCTGGTCTGCAGTCGAGGGGTGTGAGTGGCAATGCGCTGCATAGCATGCGGCCGCCCGCTGCTCAAGCCCGCCTACACCGCGCCCGAGCGCCTGGGCGGGTGGATGCTGGGGCCGAAGTGCCTGGAGAAGGCCGGGCTCAAGAAAAGGCGCAGCGGCGCGCTGTACGGGGCGCCAAAGCCGCGCAAGGCCCGACCGGCAAAACAGCGGCCGGTCGAGGTGCTGGTATTGCCCGGCCAGATGGCGCTATGGGCTGGGTGATGCGCGCCCCAGCTTGCGCTGTGCATCGAGCAGCGCGGCAGAGATGACGGCCACCGCGCCGCCCGCATAGCCTGCTGCGATCAGGTCGGCAAGGGCCTGGGCTGCATCGGGTTGCAGGTAGCCGCCAGGCATGCGCCGACCGCCCTTCTCGATCAATGCGGCATTGGCGCGCATCACGCGCTGGGAAGGGGTGAGGGTTGTTGTTTCCATGCCTAAATTGTAAACGCTTAACAAATATTTTAGAAAAGTCTTGCGTTAAGCGTTTAACGTGGCATAATAGAGCCATGCACCGGAAGGGCCGGGCAACAACCAACAGAAAGAGGAAAGATCATGACCGCAACCGAAAAACTCAAGGCCGCTCTTGCTGCTTACACCGGAAACACTGGCCCGATTGAATGGAACGTTGTTGAGCGCGAAGACGGGGCCGGTGCTTCGCTTGTCGCCACTTATGCCGAATCGCTGGAAGTTACCGATGAGCCTTGGACGCAATTCGGCGGCGATGAGATATTGTCTCTGGCTGGATTTGACCGCTGCGATGGCGGCATGGAATGCTACCAAGACAAGTACGGCGACAAGATGGTCGCGCAATGGGCCATCGTCAATCCAGAAGACTGAGCCGCGCACCGTGAGCCCTTGCGTGCAGGGGCTTGAACCCAAGGCCCGCCCCGTGCGGGCTTTTTGCGTTGCGCGTGCAGTAAAATTGAGCATCGAAAAGGATGCACGATGAGCGACCAAGCCCCGCCTAAATCGACCCAGGAAATCACACTCGACGCGCTGCGAGAGATTTACGAGCGCACACGCGAGCCGGTCAGTCGTGAGGCACTAATCTCTGCCGCAGGCTTGCCAGCATCCACGGTGGACTGGCACCTGCGCACCATGACTGCAAGCCGCGAGGATGCTGTGAGGTGCAGTGCTGGCGGGTACAGGCCGATTCACCGGCACCCGGCAGACCGGGCAATGAGTCTGACGCCGCTGGATCATGGGACTCTCAAAGTAGAGATTGGCGACAACATTGTCTTTGCACTCACGCCGGGCGAGCTGCGCAAGCTGGCGCCATTGTTTGTCGGGTACGTGAACACCTTGACTCTGGCCTGAGTGCCAAGCACCCCGCCACATAGGGCATCATTGGCGCTATGACCGCGCCAGACGACATTCAACTGCCAAAGCCCAGGCCCAAGCCAGCGCCCGACTGGGAGCGCATCGAGGCCGACTATCGACTCGGGCAAAAATCAATTCGAGAAATCGCGTCTGCGAACGGCATCACCGACACGGCAATCCGCAAGTGGGCAAAGCGCAACGGCATTGAGCGCGACCTGTCCGAAAAAGTGCAGGCAAAAGCTAAATCTCTGGTTCGCACTGCGGAGGTTCGCGCACGGGTTCGCACCGAGGGCGGACTTTCAGAACGCGAACTTGTAGATGGTAGCGCGCAGGTTGCAGCCGACGTTCAACTATCGCACCGCGCCGATATTCGCCGCTCCCGATCTATCGTGATGAGCATGCTCGACGAGCTGGAGCTGACCTGTGGCCCGGAAAACGCCGCGCTGCTGTCTGAGCTTGGCGAGATCATGCGGGCACCGGACGACAAAGGCCAGGACAAGCGCGCTGACTTGTTTGAAAAGTTGCTGAGCCTGAATGGGCGCTCTGTGACGATGAAGAATCTGGCCGAATCGCTCAAGGGTATGGTGGCGCTGGAGCGTGAGGCGTTCAACCTCAATGCCGCCCCGCCCAGCGCCGCCGACGCACTCACCACGCTGCTACACGGCATTTCCGCAAGCGGGACCGGGTTCAAGCCCGTGGCGCAAGACCCGGATTACACCTGATGCACGACACGCCTTTATTACCCCTGCCGACAAGCGCCGAAGAACTGGCGCGCTGCCTTGCCGACCCGCTATGGCGGCTGACCTCTGGCGTGCTGTACAAAATCATGGTCAAAGGCGACGACGGCGAAGAGGTGGCCGTGATGCCATTCCGGCCAAACCGCGCCCAGCGCCGGTTCATTGAGCGAATGTGGCACCGCAATTTGATTCTCAAAGCGCGCCAGTTGGGCTTCACTACGCTGGTGGCTCTGTTGTGGCTGGATCACGCGATGTTCGTCAGCGACCAGCGCTGCGGCATCATTGCCCAAGACCGCGAGGCTGCTGAGGCAATCTTCCGTGACAAGGTGCGCTTCGCATACAACAACCTTCCGCCCGAGATCAAAGAGCGCTTTCCGCTGGCCCGCGATTCGGCTACAGAATTGCTGTTTGCGCACAACAATTCGAGCGTGCGTGTGGCTACATCCATGCGCTCGGGCACCATTCACCGCCTGCACATTTCCGAGTTCGGCAAGATTTGCGCTAAGTTTCCCGACAAAGCTCAGGAGGTTGTCACCGGCTCAATACCGGCAGTGCCGACCAATGGCGTTTTGATCATCGAGTCCACTGCAGAGGGCCGCGACGGCGAGTTCTTCACGCTCACCCAGCGCGCCCAGGCGCTACACCAGCAAAAAGCCATCCTGACGGCCCGCGACTACCGTTTCCACTTCTATGCGTGGTGGCAAGAGCCTAAATACCGGATGGACTCGACCACGGTATCCGTCACGCACAAGGACCATGATTATTTTGACGGCATTGAAGCCGTCATGGGTTGCAAGATTGACCCAGGCCAGCGCGCATGGTATGTAGCCACGCGAAACGCCGACTTCCACGGCGCAGAGGAGCGGATGTGGCAGGAGTACCCATCGACGCCCGATGAGGCGTTTCAGGTATCGACCGAGGGCAACTACTACGCAAAGGACATGGCCGCGCTGCGCAAGCGTGGCGGCATTACCCGCGTGCCGGTGCTGGACGTGCCGGTGAACACGTTTTGGGATATTGGCAATAGCGACGGTTGCGCGATCTGGTTTCACCAGGCGTTGCGCGAAGAGGATCGTTTTGTGGGTTACTACGAGGCCCACGGCGAGACGCTAAAGCATTACGTCAAAGAGTTGACCGACACAGGATATTTGTTCGGCAGGCACTATTTACCGCACGATGCGGCGCACCGCCGACTGAGTGACACAAACCGCAGCACTGAGGATATGTTGCGCGACCTTGGGCTGAGGAATACCGTCATCGTGCCCATCATTACCGATCTGATGGCTGGTGTCCACATGGTCCGCAAAAACCTCAAGGGCGCGTATTTTGATGAGGCTGGAACAAAAAAAGGAATCGAGCGCATCGAGGGCTACAAAAAAGTCTTCAGCCGCGCTGACAACCGCTTCACCGACCAGCCCAACAAGGCCAACGGCTGCAGCGAGGGCGCGGACGCGCTTAGGCAATGGGCGCAGGCCAAAGAACTCGGAATGCTTTCCAGTCCAACGGCATCAAGGTATGAAGAGCCGCCGCCGTCCGACTGGCGACTCTAAGCCGGGACACTTTTATTTTTGTTGGTACTTTTGGCGGTATTTTTCCATGATGCTTAAAAAATACTTTTGAGAATCAACGACTTAGGCATACTTTTCGATTCCCTATTGAGGAATCTAATTCAAACCGGCGCTTGTGAAAGTCCCAAATGAACACTAAAACCGAAGCGCCGAGCGCTCAAGACGATATGGACGCCGACGACCAGCCCGGCATGAGCCTGACTGAATACACCGACATCCTGCGGGAAATCGAGGAGCAACCGCCGTGGCGCACGACTGCAGACCGGGAAATGGACTACGGCGACGGCAACCAGCTTGGCTCTGACCTACTGCTGAAACAGCAGGAGCTGGGCATCCCGCCCGCGATTGAAGACCTCACCGGCCCGGCGCTACTGTCAATCCAAGGCTATGAGGCCAGCAGCCGCACAGACTGGCGCGTGACGGCCTCTGGCGAGACCGGCGGGCAAGACATGGCTGACGCGCTCAATTCAAGGCTCAACCAGGCCGAGCGCGAATCCAAGGCCGACCGTGCATGCTCTGATGCTTTCCGCCCGCAAGCTGGCGTAGGCGTGGGCTGGGTTGAGGTGGCGCGAGAGTCTGACCCGTTCAAGTTTCCATTTCGCTGCACTGCCGTCCACCGAAACGAAATCGCGTGGGATTGGACGGCCAAAGACCCGTTGCTGACGGATGCGCGCTGGCTTCGCAGGCAGAAATGGATGCGCGCTGAACGCATTGCGCTGGCATTCCCGCAGCACAAAGAGCTGATCGAGGGCTTGGGGAAATCCGGCTCAGAGTGGTGGTCAAGCTCACTCGCAGGCAGCCTTGACGGCGGCCAGTCCACCGGCCTGCGCAATGCGTGGGGCGAGTCTCGGGGTTGGACGGTGGAGGAGTCGCGCTGGTTCAATGCGACGAGCAAAGAGCTTTGCCTGATCGAACTCTGGTATCGGCGCTGGGAAAATGTGACCGTCATCACAGCGCCCGATGGCCGCGCCGTGGAGTACGACGAGGACAACGAGGCGCATGCTCTGGCCGTGCTGGCTGGCGCTAAGGTGTCGCGCAGCGTGTCGGCCCGCGTGCGGCGCGCATACTGGCTTGGTCCGCACCTGCTGGACGACAGCCCGACGCCGTACACGCACACGCACTTTCCCTATGTCCCGTTCTGGGGGTTCAAGGAGGATCGTACCGGCGTGCCTTTCGGCTATATCCGGTCGATGATCTATCAGCAAGACGCGCTCAACACCGGCACCAGCAAGCTGCGCTGGGGCATGAGTGCGGTGCGACTGGAGTACACCGAAGGCACTACGGATATGACCGATGCCCAGCTTGCGCGCACCGTTGGCCGCGTGGACGCCCGCATCAAGCTCAAGGCCGAAGGCATGGCGCGCCCCGGTGCCCGGTTCGACCTGCACCGCGATTACCAGCTCACCGACCAGCATTTTCAACTGCTGCAAAACTCCAGAGCCGCCATCGAGCGCGTGAGCGCCATGACGGCGGGATTCATGGGCCGCCAGGGCAATGCCACCAGCGGCCTGCAGGAGCAGACGCAGGTGGAGCAGAGCAATCAGGCGCTTGGCCGCTTGATGGATAATTTTCGCGCCGCCCGTAGCCAAGTCGGCGAATTGCTTCTGGCAATGATCATTGAGGATATGGGCACGCAGGAGCACACCATCATCATCGAGGGCGACGCGGTGCGTGAAGACCGCACCGTCGTGATCAATAAACCCGAGGTGGATGAGGATGGCCAACCCTATCTGTCCAATGACCTGCAGCGCGCCAGGCTCAAGGTGACGCTGCAGGACGTGCCCAGCACCGCCAGCTATCGCGGCCAGCAGCTCAATGCGCTGTCTGAGGCGGTCAAGTCGCTGCCGGACAATTACAAGGTGGCCGTCATGCCATTTCTTGTCAGTCTGATGGATGTCCCTTTCAAGACCGACGTGATCAAGGCCATTAAGGCGGTCGAGCAGCAGCAGACGCCAGAGCAAATCCAGCAGCAGGTTGACGCCGCTGTCAAAGATGCGCTGGCCAAATCGGCGCACGACCTCAAGGCCCGCGAACTGGAGATCAAAGAGCGCAAGGCGGGCAGCGAGATCAGGGAAATTGATGCCCGCAGTGTGCAAATCGGCGTACAGGCCGCTTACTCTGCCATGCAGGCTGGCGCACAGGTCGCGCAAATGCCGCAAATCGCACCCGTGGCCGACCAGGTGATGCAGGGCGCTGGCTATCGGACGCCAAACCCTGTCGGCCAAGACCCCAATTTCATCACCCCGGCGCAGGCCGTGCCGATGCCTGCGGAGGTCATGCCCGATGTTCAAGCCAACACCAGCCCGGCTTATCCGCCCGTGCCGCGCCAAGCGCCGACCGGCATGCAGGGCATTGAGACGCCGCGCGTGACGGACTCGCCAGCCGAAATTGGCAAAAATTAAGCAAACTCAACATTACTGCCGATAAGCTTCTGTTATCGGCACCAATTAAAGTGTCTATAAAATTCAATCTTCACAACTGAAAGGTATTTATGTACGAAACAGAAAAGCTGACATTTGGCGCGGCAACCGAAGCCGCCGAAAAGGGCGAGAAGGTGCAGCGCATCGGCTGGAATGGCAAGGGCATGCACGCCGAGATCATTGGCGAATGCCAGCTTCACGGGTCAAAAATGAACGCCCACTGGGTCATCAAAAACCCGGACGGCAGCTATTCGACGTGGGCACCCAGTGGGTCGGATTCGCTGGCTAAAGACTGGCGCATCGTCAAGTAACCCAAGCCACCCCAGCACCGCCCGCCACAGCAATGTGGGCGGGCTTTTCCATGCCCAAAACGCGCCACACTGGCCTGAGTGCAGCACCCTGAAAAATGTTGGCATACTACCCTCAAGTCTGATGCGTAAGCGCCAGGCGATACCGCAACGCTGTGAAGCGTGGCAGCCAACGCTGTGAAGCGCAGGCACTCCCCGTAAGTCGCGCCTCACCAGCGCGCAGAGCTGGAGATTGCGAGCGGGCGGCGGGCTTCATGCTCCCGCCCGGCGCAATTGAATGCTGCAACCCCTCCTTTGCTGCCGTGGCGATACACGGTGGTGGGTAAGCAATGACGACACCTCAACAAGAGTTTTTACAAACCCATGCGCCCGATGGCGTGATGACCCCGCAGCAGGCCGCGCAGTTCCTCGAACTCGCCCAGGGCGATACCGGCACCACGCCGGGCAGCGTAACGCCCGACGCTGAACCTGTTGCTGACGCCAACACGCCAGAAAGCGCCGAACCCGCGCCCGTGATTCTGGCCAAGGATGGTGTTCACACGATCCCGTTCGAGAAGCTGGCCGAAGCCCGCGAAGCCGAAAAGCACTGGAAAGCCCAGGCTGAAGCGCGAGAGACTGAGCTGCAAGCCCTCAGGGCCGAAGCCCAGGCCCGCGCTGACGCAGGGCAAGCGCCGACCAAGACCGATAACGCTGTTGCGGCCGCGACCGCCGCCATCGAGTCCGGCGCTGATCCAGAGATTTTTGGCGACTTTTCCGAAGCTGCACTGGCCGCTGGCATCAACAAGCTGGTGGCTGCCAAAGTCGAGGAAATGACCGCTGGCATGCGCGCCCAGCTTGAGCAAACGATGGCCCCGTTTCAAGCGAAGCAGGCTATCGACGCCCAGGCCGCGCATTACGGTGCCATCTACGCCAAGCATCCTGACGCCGACTCAATCGCGGAATCGAAAGAGCTGGCCGACTGGATTGCAGCGCAGCCCAGCTTTGCGCGCAAAGGCTACGAATCGGTTTTGGCCAAGGGTTCGACCGCTGAGATCGTGGAGTTTTTCGACACGTTCAAGGCGGCAACTGGAAGAGCTCAGGCGACGGCACCGCAGGCTGATGTAAAGGCCGCCGCCAAAGCGCTCATTGCCCGTGCTGCCGTGCCGGTGCCCGCAAGCCTCTCGGACATTCCGGGCGGACACGCAGGCCCGGCAGGCAAGCACGAGGCACTGAGCAAGCTGAGTCCGATTCAGCAGGCAGAGGCGCTGGCCGACATGAGCCAAGACCAGCGTGACGCCTACTTGAACCGGCGAATGTAATTTTTGCAAAAACCGCGCCCTCGTGATGAGGCCGCTTTTCCCAAAGAAGGAGGCCAGTAATGGCTGGAACGAATATCGGTTACGGCGCACCAGGCGCAATGGTCGAACAGGCCGCAGGCGTCTTTGCCGCCCACATGCAGCGCCCCAGCACGATGCGCTATCTCACGGGCGCCATGCCCAAAGGCACCGCAGGCGCTGCCAACACGGTGCGCAAGCAGACCAAAGCGGAAATGCCCATTGTGCGCTGCCAGGATTTGGGCAAAGGCAAGGGCGACGAGATCACCTTCCACCTGCTGAACCCCGTCGGCGCATACCCGATCATGGGTAGCGAATACGCCGAAGGCAAGGGTACGGCCATGAGCTACTCGGAAGCCAAGCTCCGCGTGGATCAGTCGCGCTTTCCCGTTGACTTGGGCAACGTCATGACCGGCATCCGCTCCCCCGTGGACTTCCGCATGATGGGCCGCCCCGTGGCGCAGAGCCTGATGGATGCCTATATCGACCAGTCGTTGCTGGTCCACATGGCGGGTGCCCGTGGCTATCACGACAACATCGAATGGCGCGTGCCCGTTGCCAGTCATGCCAAATTCGGCAACGTGATGGTGAATGCCGTCAAAGCCCCGACAAAAAACCGGCACTTCATGGTTGATGGCGGTAACGGCATCAAGGAATTCGGCGTCAGCTCTGGCGCTGTTGACTTGGCCACAACTGACCTCGTGAAGATGGACACGCTGGACGCGGTGCGCCTGATGCTCGAATCCATCGCCCTGCCCCCGCCCCCCGTGGTGTTTGATGGCGACCGTGGCGGCATGGACTCGCCGTTGCGCGTGCTGCTGGTGTCTCCTGCACAGTTCAGCGGCTACGCCACCGATCCATCGTTCCGCACGTACCAGGCTAACGCGCTGGCGCGCAGCCCGGACAATCCGATTTTCCGTGGTCAGGACACGATCCTGTTCAACGGCGTTTTGATTGTCAAAATGCCGCGTCCGATTCGCTTTTACAAGGGCGACACGATCAAGTATTGCGCTTCGCACACCAGTGAAACGGAATCGTCCTGCGTAGTGCCCGACTCGTTCGGAGACACGCATGCGGTTGACCGCGCAATCCTGCTGGGTGGTCAGGCCATTGCCGAAGCGCTGGCGGCCAGCGAACAGGGCGGCATGCCGTTCTTTTGGTCCGAGAAAAAGCTGGACCACGACGACAAGGCCGAGCTGCTGATTGGCGCCATCCGTGGCGTGTCCAAAATCCGTTTCGCCGTGGATCAGGGCGACGAAACCCGCCACTTCACCGATTACGGCGTGACCGTCATCGACAGCGCTGTCCCGATCATCAAGGCGCGCGGCTAAAGCCAGTCCGGGGCCGGGCGACCGGCCTCGCATGCAACCCAATTTTCAGGATTCACCATGACCACCGTCAAAATCAAAAATACGAATACGCGCCAGCATGGCGGCGCAGTGCCGTTCGGCAATGCCACCACGTTCATTTTCCCGTTTGCCACCACGTCCACGGGCGCGGCGGTTGATGGCGACTCCACTGGCGCGCTGGCCGTTGGTGATGTTGTTGACCTCGGTCCACTGCCCGGGGGCTTCCGCATTGACGACAGCTCCATCATCATCACCACCGCCCTGACGGCATCCGTCACCGGCTCGCTGGGCTTCAAGTACACCGACGGCACCGACTCGACTGCAGTCCCGCAGGACGCCGCGTATTTCGGCACCGGCCTTGTGCTATCCACCGCCGCCCGCCTGCGCAACGCAACGACCAAAGCGCCTATCACGCTGCCCAAGCCCGCACGCCTGATCTTGACCGTTGCCGGGGCTGACAACGCCAAGGCGTCCAATGTCAACATTGTCATCAAGGGCGAACTGGTCGGCCCGGTCTAAACCCGGCCTGCCAAATCACAAACGGCGGGCCAATGCGCCCGCCTTTTTTTCATCGACGGAGGCTCAATGGCTGACCAGAAAATCGGCGTCAAGTACATCGGACGCCGCCCCACATTCCGCGACCGCCTGTTTGGCACCGGGCTTGAATTTGCCCAGGGTCAGACCCGGCAGATTCCCGCCGACGTGGCGCGCAAGTTCTTTCACCACCCAAGCGAGTTTGAGCGCGACGACGGCCAGCCCGAGGCCGTGACGCCGACCGGCGACGGCACCGACGAGGCGCTGGCCCAGGCCAAGGCCCGGCAGGAAAAAGACACCAAGGCGCTCGACGAGCTGCAGCACCTGCGGGATCAAGTCAATCGCATGGAAAAGCCTGACTTGCAGGCCATCGCCAAAAACAAATACGGCCAGCCGCTTGACGGACGCATCGGCGTGCAAGCCATGCGCGAACAGGTCGTCAGCCTTATCGACCGATTCGGCGCGGTATGACACTCGCCCAGCTCATTGCTCAGTTTCGCGCCGACGCGCGCGACGCAGTGGCCCCGCACCTGTTTTCCGATGCGCAGGTCACGGGCTGGCTGAACGAGGCAGAAAACGAGGCGGCCATCCGCGCTCGGCTGCTTCACGAATCAGCCAGCTCGACAATCTGCACGATTTCCGTGACTGCAGGACAGACCAGCTACGCGCTGAGTCCACTGCTGTACGAAATTGACCACATCGGTTTTATCGCCGCCGACGCCACGGCGCGCAAGCCGGTGAAGCTCATTTCTCGCGCGGAGCTTGACGTGAGTGAATCGGATTGGCGCGACCGCACCGGGCCCGTGCAATACGCCATTCAGGATGATTCATCTATCCGGCTGGCATTTACACCGGAGGCGGATGGCATCTTGGTGATGGAAGGTTTTCGCCTGCCCGTGGAGCCGCTGACCATCACCACCGACACGCCCGAGATCAATGCCGTGCATCACAGGCACCTTGTCGACTGGGCACTCTTTCGCGCCTTCAGCGTGCCCGATGCCGAGACGCTGGACGCCGGGCGTGCAGCATCCGCAGAGGCTCGCTTCACCGCCTACTTTGGCATCAAACCCGATGCAGACCTGCGCCGCAGCACGCGCCAGGACACGCAACACCACATCCCGGCGTTCTGGGCGTAAGCCCGCGCCACCACAGGAGTCATCATGGCCAACGTCATTTACCCCAAAGGCGCAGAGAAGATTCTGAGCGCCGACATCAATTTCGTGGACGACACGATCAAAGTGGCGCTGCTGCCAAGCGGCTACACCTACAGCGCCGCGCACGAGTTTCTGGACGATCTTGGCACCACATTGGGCACCGCGCAAACGCTGGCAAACAAGAGCATCACGGGCGGCGCATTCGGTGCCGACGCCATCACGTTCACGACCGTGGCGTCCGGCTCGACTTACAAGGCTGTGGCACTGTACCAGGATACGGGCACGGCTGGCACTTCGCCGCTACTGGCGTACATCGACACCATCACCGGGTTTCCTGGCAGCACAAATGGCGGCAACCAGGCCGTGACGTGGCCCACCACCGGCAGCAAGATTTTCAAGCTGTAGCCCGTCATGGGTAAAGTCACCGTCAACATAGGCTCCAGCAATGTAGCCAACGGCGTCTGCGTGCAAGCCGACGGGAAAATCCTTGTCGCTGGCACCACGAATTACGGTGATGTTGGCACGGATTTTTGCGTCATCCGCCTGAACACCAACGGCACGCTCGATGCCGGTTTTGGTGCCAGCAGCAAGGCGCAGATCAATGTCGGCTCCCACGACGACAGCGCCTATGCCGTGGCGCTGCAGTCTGACGGGAAAATCCTTGTCGCTGGCAGCAGCAGCGATGCGGACGGCTTCGCAGATTTTGGCATCACGCGACTGAGTGCCGATGGCACGCTAGATGCGACGTTCGGCACCGATGGCAAGGCCACCTTCAGCATCAACGGCGACGACAGCGCCTACAGTCTGCATGTGCAGTCCGACGGGAAAATCCTGCTTGCCGGGACCAGCGCAAGCGCGGGTTCGAGTTACACCGACTTCAGCGTCATCCGGCTCAGTACGAGCGGCACGCTGGATGCCGGTTTTGGCACGGGTGGCAAGGCCACGTTTTCAAACGGCACGGGCAACCAGGGCCGTGGTCTCGACGTGCAGGCGGACGGCAAGATTGTGCTGGCGGGCTGGAGCACAGACTCTGGCCACGCCAAGTTCAGTATCTTGCGGCTTGACACGGACGGCACTCTGGACACCAGCTTTAGTGCGGACGGCAGATCACTGATCAGCGTCGGTGGCCACAGCGATTTCGCATACAGCGTGAAGGCGCAGGCGGACGGCAAGATTGTGCTGGCGGGCGATACCTCCAACGTTGATGGCGGCACCGACTTTGCAGTCATCCGCCTGAACTCTGACGGCACGCTTGATACAACATTTGGTGCTGGCGGAAAAGCCGTGTGCGACGTGGGCGGGTACGACGACGGCGCCCGTACAGTCGCCATTCAGGATGGCGGTGCAATTCTGGTATCCGGCTACAGCTATACCAGTGGCGGAGCCTACGATTTCAGCATTGCCCGGCTGAGTGCAACCGGCGTGCTGGACGAATCATTTGGTGATGGCGGCACGGCGACGATCAATATCAGCGGCGACGACAAGGCGTATAGCTTGGCGCTGCAGAGCGACGGCAAAATTTTGTTGGCAGGCACCAGTTCGGACGACTTCAGTGTGGTTCGGTTGAACGCCGACGGCTCGCTGGATTCAAGCTTCCTCGACGGTGCCATCGAATTTCCAGACCCGCACGATCCAGAGCTGGACCAGGCCCATGAAGCCACCGGCATCCATTTGACGACATTCGGACTGGCGGTGTTGACGACGATCATGCCGCCGCCAACCACGACGCACCGCGCCACCGGTATCCGCTCAACCAAATTCGGCTTGGCAGTTGGCATGGGTTCGGCGACGGGGCACGCCACGGGCATCAACTCCACCACGTTTGGCCCGGCGGTCGGCACATCTATTGCGGCGCTGGAACAGGGCTTGCAGTCCACCGCGTTCGGGCTGGCGTCAACCGCAACAGCAAACCCCGCCCACCTTGCGACCAGTATCAGCGGTACAACCTTTGACCGAGCCGTCGGCACCAGTGTTGCCGCCGCAGACTCGGTTCAGGGCGTTCGCTTTGGCCTACCTGTCGGCACCAGTGCTGCCGTCTTGGAAGGCGGGGTCACAAGCACCACGTTTGGCGCAGCCACGGCAACGTGCTGGCACCAGGTCTTGCCAACGATGGCGGGAACGACCTTTGGCCGGGCAAGACTCGAAAGGGGTATTGCATGCTGACCTTTGAAAAATTCGGCGGCATCAACAACGTGCAGCCGTCGCACCGGCTGGCCGACGGCGAGCTGACTGAAGCGCTGAATGTGGATATTGGCCTGTCCGGCGAGCTGACGCGGCGCGCCGGTTTTACCGAAGTCTCGCCCGACTGCCATAAAAATCTATTTCAGGCTGACGGCTTCATGCTGGCGACCGTGAACGGCGACCTGACGGCCATCCACCCAGGCGGCGCGCGCCACGTCGTGTACGAGTCGCTGGGTACTGAGCGCGTTTGGTATGTCAACCTGCCCGGCGGCGAGACAGCCTTCAGCAACGGCCTGATCAGCGGCATGACGGATGGCCTGACCGTCAAGACATGGGGGGCGCCGACGCCGCCGCACGCGGGCGAAGTCATGGCGCTGGCCGGGGCACTGTCGGCGGGGCCATACAGGCACGCCATCACCTACGTCCGCACGGCTGACGGCATCGAGGGCGCGCCAGCCTACGGAGGCCAGTTCGAGCTTGACGCGCTCGGTGGGCTGTTTATTTCCAGCCTGCCAGTCGAGGCCGGGCACACCATCAACGTGTACCTATCCAGCGGCGAGGACGGCTTTTATCTGGCGGGCAGCACGGCCAGCACGGCGTTTTCCTACATCGGCGAGAACTCTGCGCTGGTCCTACCATGCCGAACCGAGGGACTTGGCCCGGCACCCGTGGGCACCGTGTCGGCGTTCTGGCGTGGTCACACGCTGGTGGCACAAGGCGCGGTGCTGTGGGCATCCATGCCGCACAACCCGCATTTGTTTGACCTGCGGCGCGGGTTCAAGCAGTTCACCGCGCCCATCACCCTGATTCAGCCGGTGGATGATGGCCTTTACGTGGGCACCGGGCGCGAGCTGGCGTTCCTTGCGGGCACGGAGTTCGACAAGCTGGCCTTTGTCGTGGCTGCTGACGGCGCGGTGACACTGGGTTCTGGTGTGAGCGCGCCAGGCGAAAACATCAAGCTAGGCGACGGCACAGGCCGGGGCAAGGCCATGATCTGCATCACGGACGGCTACATCGTGGCCGGGTTCGGCGGCGGCACGGTGTTCAGCTTGACCGATGGCCGCTACCGCACCAGCGCCGCCGAGGTCAGTGCCACCTTTCGCACGATCAACAGCATCCCGCAATACATGGCCGCGCCGAAATGAGCGTCCACAACCCGTTTTCGATGACGTTCGGGGGCGACCCGGTCGTCGGCACCGTGCCCGCGCAGCTCATCGTCCATGGCAATTTGTCCGACGCCCAGCGCGGCATGGTGCAGGCCCGGTACGCGCAATTCTGCACCACCGCGCGCCTGTCTATCGCCCCGTCGCTGGCCCTGCAATACGCGCTGCCCGATGGCTCACGAATGCGTGCCTCGTCGATTTTCGGCGTGAACTCGGTGCATGTGTGGCCTGTGGGCGGCGAGGAGCCGTATGTCGGGATTCGCGGCATTGGAGTTACTTACTCTGACTCGGGGGGCGTGGTGTGGCGATACATCTTGACCCCAGGCGGCGAATACATGGCCCCGGATGGAACATGGAAGACCACCAAGGTTTCAAGGGTCAGCGGGGGTGATGTATTTTGGCAGTCGTCCGAAATCCCGGAAAACTATTCGATTTACAGACGCGCAACCAATAAGGCCGGGAGGTTAAACGGGTTAATCCGTGACCTGTCTGGCGGGCCTGCGACGGCAACCGGATTATTCTCACACACAAAAGACGATGCTCAGTACATTGCAGCAGCCTACGGCGACTCGTCGGCAATGAAAATCGAGGTGAAAAAATCACCGGCACTGAACTACATCAACCCAGAAAGCCTTTACGCAACTTCAGCGCCCATATTTTCGGGGTCAATTCATTCGTTCGGCGAATGGGAGGCAGTGGCGGCGAGCCATGACGGAAGTTTTGTACTCGCCCGCAAGCTGGGGGCACCATTCGGCGGCGTAATTCCAGTGGAGGCGGTTGCACGGTTTAGATTGAATGGGGTGGCGACCCCATCCAAAGAATCGGTATCGTTTGATGCACCCGATAAATCAGAGTCTCCAGCCGGTGCGGGTAGCAATGATCTTGTCGCCATCATCAATGAATCGCATTCACCCGGAACATGGGACTCCTACAGCTACTCAGAAGACTACCAAAGAAGCTATTCATGGGACGGGATTAGTTCGGTATCCCTGACGAGCGATGACGGCCCTGTATTTCAGAGGACAAAATCAACGCACACGCGATACGGTTCCGGCTCAGAAAGTAGGGACCAGCCATCCGATGTTGGTCCGTGGTCTTCCTCTGGCAGTTACTCCAATAGTTTCTCCGATTTAATCGAGGTTTTTTTTGAATGGGGTAGTTTTGTCAGGTTTAAGGCGACCGCTTCGCAGACTTATTCATATAGCGGGAGCGGGTTTGAGGGTACGGGTTCTGCCTTCCATTGGGATGCGTCATTATCCGGGTCACTTTCCGGCTCATCTGAAATTAGAAGCCTTATGTTCTCTGACCTGCAATATAAATTGCTTGTTTTTGTCGAGTCCCTCCAAGAGTGCAGCGCAACGCTTGGAGGGACTGGACATGCGGATGCCTCTTCGGAAGATTGGGTAAATGGCGAGTGGACTTATACCCATACACTAGATCAACCCCAAAATAACAACATAGTCGTAGAGGTTGACGGGGAAAGAATTTTAGAACTCCCTGTTGGCGGCGACACGACTTTCGCAAAAGACGAAAGTGGAAACGTTGAAACCCGCTACGAATACGGATTCGCTGGGATAGCGCCACCCACCGAAATGAGCCCAGGGTTTGCCGGGATGTTCACCATCTATTACGACACGTTCACAGCAGACGAGCGACCGCAACCGGCCTACTCTCTGCAGTCAGCAAAAGACCCGCTAACCGGCGCATTAATTCTTCACCTGAATGTCACAAACACAGGGATAAGCAATGGAACTCATTCGGAGTGGTTTGTTTTTGATGGCGACGGGGTGAAGACTATCAGCGACGTTTCAAAAATAGAGGGTGTTTCAAAAATCCTAGATAGCGTTATCCCGTCAAAGATTGAATCAGTATGACCGCCATTATTTGCAACACGCTCACGGGCGCAGTGTCCGAGTATTCCAATTTCGACTTCCATGCCATCACGCCCACGCACGCGGGCGCGGCCACCGGCCTGTTTGCATTCGGCGGCAACACCGATCTGGATTCGCCCATCGTGGCATCCGTGACCACGGGTAAAAAGCTCCGGTCAGGCAGCTTGAAGAAGTCGCTGGAGTTGGTGTACCTGTCCCTCAAGGGCACCGGCACCAGCACGATGAGCGTGATTGGCGAGTCCAACACCTACGCCTACCCGTTCGCCGTGCTGCCAGCGGGCCAGAGCCGCGCCGTACCCGGAAAAGGCATCCGGGAAAACTATCTCGCCTTCAGGTACAGCAACACCGACGGCGCGCCCTTTCAACTTGACCGCATCGAGGTGCTGGTCAATGAATCGAAAAACAGAAGGATTTAAGTTATGGCCTCACCAGCAGAACAAGTAGCGGCAGCATTCGAGCAGGCGCAGGCTTACGCGGCGTCGGCTCAGTCCAACCTGACTGGCTTCACCAGCGCCTTGAACGGCGCGATTTATGCAGCGCCCAGCGTCAGCCTGACGGCCGCGATACCTACCCCGCCAGAGCTGCCAGCCATGCCAACGCTGCCCGATTTTGGGGAAATTGCCTACACGCTGCCCACTGAACCCTCATTGGAACCGCTGGCCGACCTGCCCGATCTTGTGGTTGACGAGTTCAATGAAGTAGCGCCCGACCTGGATTACCCGAACAGGCCCACACTCAGCTACGGCGCGGCCCCGGTGATCCCCGTCGTGGGCACGGTCAGCATGCCGGACGCGCCTGTCATGGATGCCATCACCGCGCCCGAATATCTGGAGCTGTCCGTTATCACGATGGCCGAGCTGGATATGCACGATGACTACCTAGCCAAGCTGCAGGAAATCCCCACGCTGGAATTGCTGACGCCCACGCCGTACAGCTACACCCGAGGCCCGGCCTACGCATCGGCGCTGCTGGAAAGCCTCAAGGCCACACTGAAGGCGCGCATGGCGGGCGGCACCGGCCTGAACCCAGCCATCGAGCAGGCAATCTGGGGTCGGGCACGTGACCGCGAAACTAAAATCGCGCTGGCGAACGAGGCGGAAATCTCCCGCAACAGCACCGCCTTTGGATTTGCCCTGCCGTCCGGCGCGCTGGCGGCGCAGTTGCGTGATGCCCAGCAGACCTACTACGGCAAGCTGTCCGGCCTATCCCGCGACGTGGCCATCAAGCAAGCCGAGATGGAAGTGGAGAACCTGAAGCAGGCGATCTCGCAGGGCATGGAGCTGGAGGTGAAGCTGATGGACTACGCTACGCGCATGGAGCAACTGGCGTTCGATGCGGCCAAGGTGGCAGCAGAGACGGCTATCCAGGCATACAACGCGCAAATCGACAGGTTCAAGGCGTTGCTGTCGGCTTACCAGATGTATGCCGCCGCTTACGACACACTCATCAAGGGCGAACTAGCCAAGGTGGATGTGTTCAAGGCGCAACTGCAGGGCGAGCAGGTCAAAGTCGAGATGAACAAGACGATGACCGACCAGCTAAAGATTTTCACCGACGCTCAAATGTTGAAAATTAAGACGTATGAGTCGCAAGTTTCTGCGGCAAATGCACTGGTTACCCTAGAGCAAGTGAAAATTTCCGCAGCAGGCGAACAAATCAAAGCCTACGGGGCCAAGATCAACGCGGAAACGTCGAAGGTCGAGGCGTACAAAGCAGGTATCCAGGCCGAATCCGGCAAGGTTGAAATCTACAAGATCAAGGCCGACGCCTTCAGCACGATTCAAGGCGTCAAGGCCGAGCATGCCCGCGCCCAAATCGCTCGCTACAGTGCCATTGCCCAGACCCGCAGCGCCGAATGGGATGGCTACCGCGCCAAGGCTGAGGTCGAAAAAAGCAGTGTGCAGGCCCAGGCCATGCAGAACTCGGCGCGGCTGGACGGCTACAAAGCGGCAGCAGCGGCCAGCGAGTCCGAGGCCAATGCGCAGTCGCGCCAGTGGGAAACCAGCATCAAGGCATACGAGGCCGGGCAATCGCTGGCGCTGCAAGTTGGCAAGATCAACTCGGACGCGCTCATTGCCAATCGCGCATCGCAGACCGACGCAGCAAAAGCTGGCGCGCAGGTGTACGCCCAGCTTGCGGCCAGCGCCTACAGCATGATCAATGCGCAGGCCAGTGTGTCGGGCGCGGACCACACCAACTTCAATTTCGCGGGTTCAACCACCACCAGCGCAATGCCAGGCGGCTGACCCTGACCAGCGCCCACCGCGCAGCGCAGCCGTGTGAAAATGCCACCAGCACAAAAGGATTTCTGAATGGACGCACTGAAAAAACCGGCAGGCTTCAAGCCGGGCCGCATGATGACGCTGAAGATGGCTGACGGCGGCTACCACAAGGGCAGCAAGGACGGCGGGCGCGTGACCGGGCCGGGCGGACCAGTTGCCGACAAGGTTCCAGCCATGTACTCCAATGGTGAATACGTGCTACCCGCCGACACCGCCAAGCACATCGGGTACAAAAAGCTCGACGCCATCAAGGATGCCACACACACACCAGCGGCGGCGCGGCGCAAGGGGTTTGTGCCGGGCGGCATGGCGGACGGCGGCTACCGTCCAAACTTCACGATGCCCGAGGACATTCCGGAATACCGCGAGCAGTTGAAAATCGGCGGGCCAGCACCGGGCACGGCATTGCAGACTGTGCAGCGCCCAAATTTCACAATGCCCGGCGAAAACGGCGCTGTCAGCGGCGGCAGCCCGACGGCACGCCGGTTTGACACAGCCGACGCGGTTGACGTGCAAGCAAGGGCAAAGCCCATACTGTCACCGGAAGCCGCCACGGGCGAATACCTGAACCCAACGCCAAAACCAGCACCTGCCAGCAACTACGTTAGCCCCGGCGTGGGCGGGCGCGACCCGTTTGCACCAGAAGCCCCGGCAGCAGGCCGGGCACCGGCCGCACCCAGCGGGTTTGGCGTCGCCCGCGAAGCATTGAACCGCGTGGCCAGTCAAGGCCAGGCCGCAATCAATGGCGTAACCGGAAGCCAGCCGTCGGCACTGGCATCGAAACTCGCGCAAGGCGCAAAAGGCTTTGCGACCGGCGCGGCGAAACTGGCCGGAAAGGCTGCAACGCCGCTGGCCGTTGGCATGGAGGGCTACGATGTTGCGAAAGTGGCCGCCGACCCAAATGCTTCGCGCCTTGACGTTGCCACGCAGGCCGCACAGGGCGGCGGGCGTCTTGGTGCTGCTGGCGCTGGCGCGGCCACTGGCGCTGCTATCGGCACGGCCACAATCCCAATTCCGATTGTTGGCACCGTGCTTGGCGGCTTGGCTGGCGGCGCTGCTGGCTACTACGGCGCGGACAAGCTCATCGAAACCGGGCGGCGCATGTTCGGTGCGGATGCGGCAGCACCAGCCAGCCGCGCCCCCAGCCTGTTGCCCGACCAGCCAGCGGAGCAAGCAGTCCAAGCACAAGCCAAGGCCACCACCGCACCCAACCCCTTCGCCGAAACGTCCAACGCTGGAGCCGAGCGCGGCTACGTCAATCCACCTCTGGCCAACTCGCCCGCACAAGAGGCACTGCAGGCCGCGCAAGCACCAGCGGGCAATGTGCAGGTAACGCGCCAGCCCAACGGCGTGATGGAATTCAGCGGCAAAGACATTGCCGGTCCAGTGAGCTACACCGGCACCACCGGATTCAAGTCGGGCGGCTTTGGCGTCAGCACGCCGGGCGAGCCGGGCGACGGGCGCAGGGTCATGGAAATGAACAACCGGCTAGCCGACGAAATGCGCGCTGCCCGCGAAGGAACCGCTGGCGATCCATTTGTTTACCGTCAAGCTACCGGCCAAGACTGGCAAAGCAGACTTGACCGACGCAATGCCGAGGTTTCGGCCAGCTCGATTGTCAAAGACAACCGCCGCGCAATGTTTGACCGGCAAGTAGCCGCGATGGATGCGCGTGATCTACAGGGCTTGCAAGAGGATTCGGACACCGCTCGCGCCCGAATGGAGAATGCCACGAAGGCAGCCCAAGCCAATGCCGTCAGCCAGCTTGCAGCTCAGCGCCTTAGCCTCGATCAGCAGCGCCTTGGCATGGAGCAAACCGCGCAAGGCTTTCAGGCGCGCGGCATGCAGCGCCTTGAGGCCGCGCAGCAGGCACTACTTAACCCCAAGGCCACGCCCGAGCAGCGCAAGCAGGCGCAAAGCACGCTGGCCGCACTGAACGGCAAGACGGCCGCAGCAGACCGCATGCAGGTGGTGAATCTGCCCGATACGGTTGATGCAACCGGCACAAAAATGGGCGGCGGCCAGGCGCTTGTCCGATTCCGTGAGGACGGCAGTGTCGAGCAGGTGCCCATTGGCGCGCAGCAGGCGCAAGCGCAGGCACTCCCCGAAAAAGGCGCTTTAGTCAAAGGCCAAATCTACCAGACCCCGCGCGGCGCTGCTCGCTGGGATGGCGCTCAATTCATTCCAGTTTAAAAGGCAGCCATGAAGCCATTCAGCTACGAAGAAGCAACCCAGTCCACACCAGACGCCGCAAAGCCATTCAGCTACGAGGATGCAACCGGCAAGCCGCCACCGGGCAAAGGCTTTCTCGGACACGCCCGCGATCTCGGTTTGGCTGCTGCCCGTGGCGCTATCGCCGTGCCGGAAGTTGCCGTGGGTGCGGCAGACATTCTTTCTGGCGGGCGCGCTGGCAAGGCGCTGGAAAATCAGGGCGGCACCGTCGGATTCCGGCCCAAGCAGGCAAAAGAGTTTCTGAGCAGCCTTGAAACCGACCAGACCAAGGCGCAACGCCAGGAGTTCGCCGACGCTGACGGCGTGCTAGGCAAGGCCGGTGTGGCGCTGTCGAATCCGTCGCTCATTGCCAACACCGTCACCGAATCCGCGCCGACCATGCTGGCTGGTGGACTTGTCGGGCGTGGCGTGAAAGCGCTGGGGCTGGCCGGATCAACGGCGGCAGCTATCGGCGAAGGCGCTGTCATGGCGGGCTCGGCAGCCGAGCAGATGCGCCAACAGACCGACGACGGCTTGCTGACCGGAAAACAAACGGCTCTGGCGCTGGGGACTGGCGCCGTGGGTGCGGCAGTCGGCGCGGCTGGTAATCGACTTGGCCAAGCGTTTGGCGATGCCGACACGATGCTTGTGAATGGTATTGGACGCGCAGCCGGTGCCGCCACAACGCCGCCGACTCGCGGCATGGTGGCACGGGTCTTGGGCGGCAGTGCGGCCGAGGGCGCGGAAGAAGTGGCCCAATCGGTGCCCGAGCAGATGCTTCAAAACGCGGGCCTGTCTCGCCCGCTTGATGAGGGCGTGGCCGACGCCGCCGTCATGGGCGCGCTTGCGGGTGGCGTGATGGGTGCAGGCGCTGGCGTGATGAGTGGGCGCGGCGCGACACCGGCACCGACCGCGCAACCAGGCCAAGAGCCTGCAGCGCAAACAGCACCAGAGCCGCAACCGCTGGCACCGGAACCCGAACCCCTTGCCACTGGATTCACGCCGGGCGCAGAGAGCGAAGCCGCGCCCGAATCTGCCTCAGCACAAGCCTCTGGCGAGAATCCAACACAACAGGGGCAGACTGAACTGGCGCAGGCGGCAACCCCAGAGAACTCAGATGCCCATCAACGCGCTGCCGATAGTTCTCAATCAACCTCCGGCAATTTTTCTGAGCAGCAGCAGCCTTTTTCCCAAAACGCCTCGGCATCATCGACCCCTTTAAATCCCTCAATTGTCGCCGATCAGGCCGCTGAAGCGGAAGCCGCGAAGCGCGCAAACCGCCTTGCCGCCGTGGGTGTGGCCGACGCCCAGCCAAATAGCCCGCTGACGAATGCGGCGCTGGCCGCCGTGGACTCTGGCGCGCACGGCGTTGCTATGGCTGGAGCGCAGTCTCCATCAAATACTCAGCCCGGCGCGCAGCCTCAGCCGCTGCAGGCAGATCAAAGCGCATCACCCCCAAACGCCCCAATTGTCGCAGCGCCCACGCTCCAGGAGCGCATTGCCGCACTGAGCACTGAAATCGCCTCCGCCAAAGATGCCACCGGCAAGCCACTCAATAGGCTGCAGGTGAACATGCGCCGAACGAGCATGCGCCAGCTCATCGGCGAGCTGCCTGCCGACCAGATCGAGGCCGCGCGCGCTCAGTATGACGCGCCACCCCAAGAGCTTACCCGCGCCGCCGACATTGCCACCGGCCCGGCGCGCGTGCTGCAGAACCGCGACCGATCCACCGCCGCCAGCATTGGCCAAATGAACAAAATCGCCAGCGCGCCCGACTACCTGCGGGCCGGGCAGGCCAGCGTGATGGAAAACGGCGCGCCCGTGGTGTTCGGCGCTGCACCAGAGCGCGCGCTTGTCGGCAAGGAAGTCCAGATCACGGACGGCACAGGCAAGCGCACACCCGTGCAATATGCCGTGGTCGAGGCCGAAGACGTGTTGCCGTCGCACCAGGCGGACGGCACGCCGATAGCTGAATACCAAAACGGCATTCCGGGCAAGCTTCGCGCCGTGGCAGGCAATGGCCGCGCCGCTGGCATCAGTGCAGGCTACCAGCGAGGCACCGCCGCACAATACCGGCAGGACTTGACGAACGACGCCGAAGATTTGGGCATTGACCCGCAGGCCGTGAGTGCCATGAAAGCGCCCGTGCTGGTGCGTGTGATGCCCGAAGAGCTGGTTACAGACGATATTGGCGACCGCAGCAACATCGGTGGCACCGCAGCCCTATCGCCCACAGAGCAGGCCGCCAATGACACCCGGCGCATTGACTTGCGCGACCTGACGTTTGACGAAAACGGCGTGCCAGATCAGCAGTCCATTGCGCAATTCGTGCAAGCCATGCCCGAGGGCGAGCGCAACATGCTGCAAATGCCCGACGGCAGCCCGACGCGCCAGGGCATTGACCGCATCACCAGCGCCGCGTTCAAGGCGGCTTACGGCAACGATGATGTGGTGCGCTTGCAGGCCCAATCCACCGACACGGAAATCCGCAACATCATCACCGCAATGGCGCGCGTAGCCGGGCCGATGGCCGGGCTTGCGGGCGCTGGTGACTTCGATATTCGAGGCGCTGTCGCCGAGGCCGCGCAAATGGCCGTCAACGCCAAGCGCCAGGGCATCACCCTGACCGATTACCTGAGCAATGCCGACATGGGCTTCAGCGGCGAAGCCTTCACCGTGGCCCGGTTCATGGTCGAAAATATCCGCAGCGCAAAAAACATGGCCGAGGGCTTGCGGGCGTGGGTTGACTATGCCGCCGAGCAAGTTGCCATTGCCCGCGCAAACCAGGTGCAAGATGGCATGTTCGGCGCAACCCCCACGGCCAGCCGGGGCGATACCTTCAACCAACTAGGAGTCACCAGTGAACAACCAAGCGCCGCGCAAATCAACAATGGGGCCAGCCGGTCTAGCCCTGCTGAAAACCGTGCTCCAAGGCAAGAAGCCCAACCCGCTGCAGAACAAAATCGCCCAGCAGATTCTCAAGAAAAGCCTGCCCAGCAAAGCCGCGCCGAAAAAGTAACCCCACCGGAACCAGCCTATGTGCCCCAGCTTCAAGACGCTCGACAAGAAACGCGCCCAGCGCCAGGCGCGCAAGATCAGCAAAGCCAGCCGCCTGCAGCGCGAGAAGGACGTGCGAAGGAAGTAAAAATCACCCCGCAAAGTGATGCCGAGCAAATAGCAAACGCAATCGAATACGCCGACAACCTTGGATTGACCGGCGCGACGACCGACGCCCTCCCAGTAGTGCCGGGCCGCCCCGACGACTGGCGCACAAATTTCAACCGGGGCGCTTTCGACGCCCTGACCGCCCCTACCCCGCAAGACATTCTCGACCAGCAGGCCCGCGCCGAAGCCGCCGCGCAGGCCGAAAAGGCCCAGCAGCGCGCTGCCGATGAGCGCGCCCGTCTGGAGCGCGAGCGCAAGGATATTGCTGCCGCATCCCTCAAGGCCGCCGACACATTCACATTGGGCGGAGATGCTGAACAGAACCTGAGCGGCCAGCAGTTGGTTTTTGATGCGCCAGCAGGGCAGGCAGAAGCGCCCATGCCAGCCAAGCAGCCCAACGCACCAACGCCCACAGAAAACAGAATTTTTACCAAAGACGCAGCCGACGCGGCGCGCGCCCGACTGCTGGCGAAGCGCGGAAGACTCAATTCCGGCATTGACCCGGAAATGCTGCTGGACGGCATCACCCTAGCAGGCTACCACATCGAGCGTGGCGCACGCACGTTTGCAGCCTATGCCAAGGCCATGATTTCAGACTTGGGAGACGACTACAAACCCTACCTGAAAAGCTGGTACATGGGCGTCAAATTTGACCCAAGGGCTGCCAGCTTTGAGGGTATGGATAGTTCGGACTACGTGGAAAACTTCAAAGATGGCAACATCGGAAAAGAAGTCTCTGCAAGCGCATGGTGGAACGATATTGGAAGCCGCGAGCGAGGCAGAGCGTTATCAAAAATTGGCGTCAGCAATCAAGCGCCTGATACCGCTTGGAGCCAGTTGCGTTCCGAGAATAGGCCCAAGATTGAAGCCTATTACGCCAGCTTGAACGCCCCTCAGGCCGAGGACGATGCACCAGAAAGCCCGGCCACCGCTTCGACGCCAGCGCCAGGCCAGACCCTCACGCAAAGCCTTGCGGCGGCCATCGAGTCGGGCAACATGCCCAAGGACAACCCGGCCTTGAAAAAACTGGTGGAAGTCTTTGACGGTCAGCCCGCCGACCAAGCGCGCATGAAGCAGGCACAGGAAGGGCTGGAAACCGCCATTGCCATGACGGCGCGCAAAGTCGTTGCCAAAAATGAAGGCGACCGCTCCACGTTCGATGCGCTGCTGAGGATGTACGAGAGTCAGCCAAACCTGAATGTTCGCACCAGCACCAGCATTGCGAATCAAGCGTACAGCACCCCGGCACCGCTGGCTTTTCTGGCATCCAGACTGGCAGGCATCACCAATGCCACTGTGGCGCATGAGCCGACCGCTGGCACCGGAATGCTGCTGATTGGCGCTGACCCAAAAAAGGCCATTGTCAACGAGTTGAATGATTTGCGTATCGGCGCGCTTGAGGCGCAAGGCTTCACGCCGACGCAAAAAGACGCAGCAACCCAGCAACTTGTCCCAACAGGCGCACGAGTGGATGCGGTCATCACCAATCCGCCGTTTGGCTCTGTCAAGGACGACGCAGGCAAGCCCACAAAAATCAAGGTGGATGGCTTCAACATCGGCCAGATCGACCACCTCATTGCAGCGCGTGCGCTGGCCGCTATGAAAGAGGATGGCAAGGCCACGCTGATTCTGGGAGCCAACAAGGCGGCAGGCGGACTCAGCACCGACGACCGGATATTCTTCAACTGGCTCTACGCAAACTACAATGTGACCGGGCATTTTGAAGTCAGTGGCGACCTCTACACCCGCCAGGGTGCAGGCTGGCCCGTGCGCGTTATCAGTATCAATGGGCGCATGAAGTCGGGCAAGTTCTCGCCTGTTACCGGAACCATTCAAAGAGCAGACAATTGGAGCGAAGTCTATGAGCAATTCACCCAGAGCCTTAAAGCCTCAAATGCCCCAATCAGCCGAACCCCTGACGAGTCAGGAAAAAACCCGGCTTCTGTTGTCCCGACACCTGCATCAACTGGTGCAGGCCGACCCCAAGGCGGCACGGCAAGCGCTGGAAATGTCTCAGGAGCAAGCCCCCGAGCTGTACCTGATCGCGCAGAACCAGCCGCCGAGCCAGTGGGCGCAAGCGCTGATGAACAGCGACTCAATGCACAGTCTTACATCCCAGAGCCCCAGCCAGGTGCAAAGCCTGCTGCAAGCGCCCGACCTGCAAAGCCTGCTGGAGCTGTTGCCTTAGACGACGCACCCAAGGGCAATGAGCTCCAGTCGCCCTACACCCCGCGCAGCGCACGCAAGGACGAGGGTGTCCTGATTCCAGCCAACATGGCGCAACCCACTCAGGACGCGTTGAGCCGCCTTGAAGATGAAGTCGGCGACATTGACGAATTCGCCCGCAAGGAACTGGGTTACAAAACGGTTGACGAGCTGCACAATGCCCTGATGGGTTTGCAGGTTGATTCCGTGGCCACCGCCATCTGGCAGATCAAGCGCGGAAAAGCCGTGGTCATTGCCGACCAGACCGGCATCGGCAAAGGCCGACAAGCCGCCGCCATCATCCGCTGGGCGGCCAAGCAGGGCATGATCCCCGTGTTTGTCAGCGTCAAGCCATCCCTGTTCACCGATATGTACGGCGACTTGGCCGACATTGGGACCAGCGATATTTCCCCATTTATCCTGAACGGCGACGCATGGGTTGCGGGCGAGGATGGCTCCAAGCTGTTTGCCAATAAGCCAGCCACCCACAAGGCGGCGCTGCAGCAAATTGCAAACAGCGGCGAGCTTCCAGGCGACAGCAACGCGCTGTTCATGACCTACTCGCAGATCAACGTGGAGAACGTGCAGCGCCGGGCATTGATGGCGCTGGCACCCAATGCGGTGTTCGTGCTGGACGAGTCGCACAATGCGGCGGGCGCATCGGCCACGGGCCAATTTATGATCGACACGCTGGGAATGGCCAAGGGTGTAACCTACCTGAGTGCCACCTATGCCAAGCGGCCCGACAACATGCCGCTGTACTTCAAGACCGACATTGGAGACGCGGCGGCTGATGCGGAAGGTTTGTCCGAAGCCATGACGGCTGGCGGCCTGCCGCTGCAAACAGTTGTCAGCAACAATCTGGTGAAGGCCGGGCAGATGTTCCGGCGTGAGCGCTCTTACGACGGGGTTTCCATTGCCTCGACATTCGACACGCCAAACCGCGCATTGCACGAACGCATGAGCAACGAGGCTACCAAGGCATTGCGTGCCATCGTGTCGGCTGACAAGTTGTTCCACTCGATTTTTGTGAAGAACCTGTCAAAAACTCTGGCGGCTGAAGGCTCATCCATGAAGGATGTGGCAGGCAACAAGGCTTCAGCCGGTGTTCAGCACACCGAGTTCTCCAGCGTGGTCCACAACTTTGTCAAGCAAATGCTGCTGGGGTTGAAGGCGCAGACCGCCGCAAACGAAGCCATTGCATCGCTCAGGCGCGGCGAAAAGCCCATCATTGCCGTGGAGAACACGATGGGGTCATTCCTCAACGAGTACGCCTCCGCCAACAGCATCGCCCAAGGCGAAAGCTTGGGCTCATTCGATTACAGAACAGTCCTTGCGCGCGCACTTGAGCGGACCCGCGTTATCGTGGAGACGGACGTAAGGGGAGTTGATACAAAGCGTTCCGTTCCATTGTCCGAGCTGGATTTTGTCACCGCCACGGCATACCGGAAAGCCGCCGACGTTATTGACGGCTTGAGCCTTGCCATCCCCGTTTCGCCAATTGACTGGATGAGGGCCGAAATCTCCCGCGCCGGGTTCAGCGTGGCAGAAATCACCGGGCGCAACCTGTCCGTCGATTACAGCGACCCCAAGAAGCCGGTTTTGGCGGCCATCGACCAGGGCGAGCAAAAAGACAAGGTGAACACAACCCGCCTGTTCAACAGCGGCAAGCTCGATGCGCTGATTTTGAATGTGGCAGGCTCCACCGGTATCAGCCTGCACGCCTCCGAGAAGTTTGAAGACCAGCGCCAGCGCCACATGATCGTGGCCCAGGCCGCAGGTGACATCAATATCTTTATGCAAATGTTGGGCCGGGTTCACCGAACCGGCCAAGTCAAGCTGCCAAAGTACACCATCCTGAGCGTGGACCTTCCAACGGAAAAGCGCCCTACCGCCGTGCTTTCCGTAAAAATGAAGTCGCTCAACGCGAATACGTCCAGCAACACCGAGTCGGCCACATCGGTCAAGACCGCCGACATTCTGAACAAGTACGGCGACCAGATCGTTAACCAATACCTGAATGACAATTACACGCTGGCCCGCGCCCTTGGGCTGGAGGAGGAAATCGGCGGAGAAGATGTTCAGGACGATATTGCCCGCAAAGCCACCGGACGACTGGCACTGCAACCCATCGAGACGCAGCACGCTTTTTACGACGACGTGGAGGCGCAGTACGCCGGGCTGATCGAGTACCTGAACAAGACCAACCAGAACGACCTGGAGCCGCGCACCTTTGACTTTGACGCCAAGGAGACCCGGCAGGAAGTGCTGTTTGAAGGCCCGGACAAGTCAACGCCATTCGGCGAGGATGCCATCTACGGCGAATACTCCATCAAGGCACAGGGCCACCCCATGAAGCCGGAGGAAATCCGCGCCGCAATGGCTGAGAGCCTGCGCGGCCTGACGCCAGAGCAGCATGTCATGGCGCTGGCCGACCCGCTGAAAACGAAATTCGACGCCTATCGCAAGAATCTACCAGAGGGCGTACAGCAAGAAACCGCCAGCCAGGCGCTCATTGACGGCCAGCAGTTTATGCAGAGCCACCGCATCGGCTCTACATTCCGCGTGGACATCAACGGCGAGCCGTTCAACGCCGTGGTACTGAACATCCGCAATTCCCACAAGGATGCCGGAAACCCGTTCAGCCTGAGCAAGATGCAGCTGACCGTGGCCGTCAATGGCGCGCTGCGAAGCCTGACTATCCCGGCCACGCAGTTCAAGAAAATTGAAGTCTCCACCATTGCGCCGTTCTTCAAGATCGAGCAGCTTTTCAAGGAGCAGCCGCCGAACCAGCGCGAAATTGCCAAGATTGTGACCGGCAACCTGCTGGCAGCCTATGGCGAACTCCAAAGCACTCGCGGCACCATCATCACCTTCACCAAGCAGGACGGCACCAGCGAGCAAGGGATTCTCCTGCCCAAGCTGTTTGACTACAGCAAAAATACGCGCGGCGACTTCCGAATTGCAACAGGTGAAGATGTACTGAAGTTCCTGCAAAAAAGCAAAAACAAGGACATTGGGCGATTCGGCGTTATGTCGCGCGACGGAAATGTGCGCGTGTTGCCAGCCGGGCGCGGCGTGCGCGTACAGGTTCCGAAATCCAAACTCAAGGGCGGCAAGTTCTTTCTGGACAAAGGGCTGATTGCAGCCGGTGGCGATTTTGTCTCGCTTGGAAGTTTTATGACGCAGGCCGTGTACGAGCCGGACGCTGCAGTAAAAGTGCTAGACATACTGATGAAGAAGCAGGCGCTCTACGCACTACCAAGCATGGCCGACGAGGCGAAAGAGATGATTGGCGAAAAGCCCGTCTTCAGCCGAAGCCAAAAAACAGCGCCCACCCGAATGACCCGGAGCCAAATCCAGGCCATCGCCGACCGCATCGCCGCAAACTGGCGCAACGCCCCCGAGATCATCGTAGCCGCCAGCATGGCAGACCCACGCATCCCGCAGGCCGCACGCGACGAGGACCAGCGCCAGCGCGCAATGGGCGCGACCGGCAGCCCTGAAGGCTTTGTCCACGCGGGCAAGGTCTATTTGCTGGCCGACCAACTCACCAGCCCGGAGCGTGTCGCGCAAGTGCTGCTGCACGAATCGTTGGGCCACATCGGGTTGCAAGGCGTGTTCGGCGACGGCCTGAAAACCATCCTGCAGCAAATCGCCACGATGCGCCGCGCTGACGTGACCCGGAAGGCCGAACAGTACGGCTTGGACATGGGCAACGCCGCCGACCGCCTGACCGCTGCCGAAGAGGTGCTGGCAGAGATGGCCCAGGCCCAGCCCGAAATCGGCTTTGTGAAGCGCGCTGTAGCCGCTATCCGCAACTGGTTTCGCGCCAACATGCCGGGCTTCAGAAATCTGGCGTTGACGGATGCCGACATTGTGCAGGCGTACATCCTGCCAGCGCGCAATTTTGTGGGGCGTGGCCGGGCCGCTGGCGTCGGTGGTGATGCGGCGTTTTCGCGTGGCGCAACCAGCCAGACCGATACGCCCGAGTTTAAAAAGTGGTTTGGCGGCAGCAGGGTGGTGGATGCTGACGGTAAGCCGCTGGTGGTTTATCACGGGACAAAAGAACCAATGCGCGAAAAATTCCAAGTCGGAGATCGATCTGGCTACAAAGGAAGGGCAAGTGCTGGCGCATATTTCACGGCGCAACGCGACGATGCTGAATCGTATGGTCCAAATTTGCACGAGGTATATCTCAGCATAAAAAATCCACTCATCATTAGTGAGGTTGAGAATGTCGGGGATTATGCTGGGCCACCAACATCCATCACTTCAAAGAAGATTGCAGAATACGAAGCCCAGGGCTACGATGGAATTATTTACAACTGGACTGATGAGGATTTGGGCTACATGCCCTTCAATGAGGTTGTCGCCTTTCGCCCTGAGCAGATCAAATCCGCCACTGACAACAGCGGCCAGTTCGACCCCGCCAACCCCGACATTCGCTTCAGCCGCAGCCCAGCCGCAGACCCAAGCGCGCCAGCATGGGCCGCGCCTGAAAAATCCGGGTGGTTTGACAATATGGTGTACGCCACGCAGGACAAGCAAATCGACACCAAGCGCGTTGTCGAGGCCATCCGCGCCACGTCGGGCGAGCTGGCCGACGCACTGGACGTGCGGCTTCAGGAAAGCCTCTACCACGGGCGCGCCGCCGCCCGCAGTGAGGACTTTGTGAACAAGGAACTTGGCCCGCTGGTGAACGCCATGCGAATGCGCGGGCTGGACATTGCCGCGCTGGATGAG